AGGCCTGTACCAAGGATGAGGCAAACAGGATAGCCGACAGCAACCTACAGTCAGACGGTATCTCTTACGCCAATGGATTAGCTCAGGCCGATAGATGCGATTGCCCAGAGCCAACAAAGACGTGGAGCGCCAACGCTATGCTGAGCGGTGATCCTTGTAATGGCCTGTCTGGTTCTACATCCACATTAAGGTGCTCCTATGAAGTGTCTTACAATAATCAATGTGGATCATCTAAATCAATAACTGTAACTGTTACTGGTAGGAATGATCTTGGACAAACCGTTACGGCTGGAAGTACTACCGTAAGCATACCTACTGGGTCTGGTAAAAAAACCGGTGTCATAGGTTTTGATTCAGGAGTACAATGTGGGTCTATAAGTGTTTCTGGAGGAGGATCTGGTAATTGTTAAGATCCTGATATATGATAAAAAGGAGGGGCTAAAATAAGCCTCTCCTTTTTTTATTTATTAATCTGGATCCCAAGATCCTGATATATTACTAGGGTTACATCCTGAGCTAAAAAAACCGGTACTAGACCAACTTCCCGACTTACCCGATATGGTAGTATGCGCAGAATGGTTATCAGATACATTAGAACAATATAGTCTAACAGTTCCTCCTTGACTGAAGCTAGAGCAAGCGTCATTACCGCTCCAATGGAGGGTGAACTTAGCCCCTGGAGGAGAGGAATACGTTTCATCTATGGATACCCATACGCTCATATTACATTTCACTTGCGGGCAATCGCATCTATCGGCCTGAGCTAATCCATTGGCGTAAGAGATACCGTCTGACTCGATGTGAATTTAGCTTATTCAATGCGCATTGTTTATTTATTAAATAAAATCATTAATATTGTATCGTTAATATTAATACATTAAGTTATGGCTTGCAATAAGAAAAAGAAAATGGCTAATGGAGGCAAGGTCTCCGAGAAAAAGAAACCTCAACTGAAATGTGGGGGCAAGGTTAAGAAGAAAAAGTAATAACCGGAGGGGTATATCCCCTCCTTAATATTTCGCTACATGAAAAATTCAGAGTTTGTATCTAGGATCATAAATGACATGAACTCTATTAGTAAAGACGCTCATGTCAGTAGAAGATGGATATTGTCCATAGGTAGGCAGAAGGCTCGATCATATATAGCCCAGAAGTACGCTGATGGGACTTTGTTCGGCGAGGAATCGCTATATACCCATATCAATTGTCTGGAGATGGAGAGAGTTCGGAAGGTTGATTGCTGTTTTGATGAGTTCAAGTTATGCCGGATTCTTATGAGATCCAAGAAAAGTCTTCCCGATATGATATACACCCGTATAGGGCCGGCTATTATAAAGGTATCGAATATCATGGATGATATTATATTTACTCCTATATCGTTAAGGAAATACGCTAATAATAAAGAGCGTAAATATGGTAATATAGAGCAATACTATTATTATGTTAATGACGGATATATTTATATCCCTGATATTAATATAGAGGCTATAAATGTGGATCTTATAACTCTTGACAGAAAAGCGGCATTAGAGCTAGGGGGATGTGGAACGAAAAAAGATGATCCATGTATATCTCAATGGGATTATGATTTCGTATGTCCTGACAAGCTACTAGAATATGTTGTCTCAGAGACGTTAAGGGAGACGATAACCAAATTGCAGATTCCTACGGACGAGAATCCGGATATGGATATTAACAAGAAAACTCAAAAGATTCAGTGATGATAAATATAATAAGGTCAATAATTAATTTCTTCGGTTTCAATAACGTCATAGTTGACGGTATAGGCGAAAGAGGGATGAGAGATAGCTCTATCATAAGATATAATGAGGTGCATGATATGTATGACAAGATTATAAAAGATCTAGGAGATATGTCAGCTTACGTATCCAAAGGTTATATCTATGATAAGATAAAAGACAAAACAGGTTTTAGTACAAGGCATATCAGTAGGATACTTAATCATACTAAGAAAAGAGATCTTAGGTTTATCTAAAAAGGAGAGGCTAATAAGTCTCTCCTTTTTATTAAAAACCATAACATCAGTGATTGTCAACAATTACCTGAATCATGACCAGAGATTGTTACATCTCCACATACCACTTCTCGGCTAAAATATACACTTCCACTCTTGGTTCCGGACCCTGTGGGAATTGTAAAGCTAGCGCTATTGACCTGCTCTTCTCCGTTTTGTGTATATCCTATACCATTCACAGAACCAGATATAGATCTACCACATTGATTATTATATGTAATCGTAAATCCTCTTGATGTGACAAGTTGTTCATGGCTCATGCAATCATTATTCATAGATACCGACCATGACCACGTCTTTGTTGGCTCTGGGCAATCGCATCTATCGGCCTGAGCTAATCCATTGGCGTAAGAGATACCGTCTGACTGTAGGTTGCTGTCGGCTATCCTGTTTGCCTCATCCTTGGTATAGGCGGTGTATTTTTGTGTATAAATTTCTTGTATTAGGATGAAATCGTTATATTTGTGATATGAAAACAAAGTCATTTAAAATACTTGATCAGTACTTTCTCCGTTTTTATAGATCTATTATGTCTAAGAACGGCAAGAGAAGGAAACATACGATCGTGGACAAGAATGATATTCTCGAATGCCAGTCCTTGATATGGAAAGTCATACGTGATAAGTATCTGGATAATGAGGGTGGGGTTTATATAAACAACATCGGTTATCTGTGCCATAAGATCAATCCTAATCGTAAGATATATCTAAATAAGCTTACCGGTACTATTAACAGACGTGGAACTGGTGGATATTCTTATGTCCATACGTGTATTGATTTTATGCCTCGGAACAAGTATTTCCATCTCTATATTTCTCCGGCGTTGAATAAGGAGTGTAGATTGGCTATGGAATCAGGTAGGAGGTATAAGTTCTTGTACCGGGAGGTTGAATCGGAGAGTAAGGTATTTGGAGTTAAATGGGTTTACAAACTGTAGAAGTTTTTGTGATCCAGTTAGCCCGTGAGGGTAGACTGGATTTTTTTTGTATCACGGATTCAAATACATATCTTTGTGCAAAAGACTTAAATATGACGATAAAGGGCTTATTGGCCGAGATCAAGGCCGATTTACATAAATACGATGATAGCGGGGCTATAGATACCTCATCTGTTTATAGGTGGGCTGAGATCGCCTTGAAAAGGTTCGGGGGTGTTATAGCGGTCATGTCTGAGGCGGTTGTCAAGACCAGCAACAAACAGGCGGTATTGCCTTCCGATTTTTTCGACATGCTTGACGCTTATAGATGTGAGCCTCTGGTTTGCGAGATACCGGGCGGCGACAAGGCTAAGGCTGACCTCCAACACGAGATCGGCTGGGTCGAGCGCACCGAGCGCGGCTTCCGTTGGAACTCCTGCACGGAGTGCTGTAAGGAGGAGTTTGAGAAGACGATCACGGAGAAGCTATATATCGGGTCTCACGAGGTTCGTTTCCATTATCATCATCCCGTAAGGTTATCCATAGGTCGTGGGCTGAGGCGTGATTGCGCCGCCGACAAGTATCGGGATAAGTACGATTGGGATAATTATGATATAACTATATCCGGCAATACTATGTATACAGGGTTTGATGGATTTATTTATATCATATATCGTGCTACGCCTAAGGACGATGACGGTCTTCCGTATATACCAGAAACGGCGTTAGGATACCTTGAGGATTATGTCGAGACGTATATCAAGATGAAGATCTTCGAGAATGCCGCCGTGAATGGCTTGATACAAGGCGCTGGTGATGCTTATAAACTATACGCCCAGCAGGAGCCGGGTAAGTTCGCTAAGGCCATGAAAGAGCTTAAGATGTCGATGATTACCTTGAATGATTACCGGGAGCTGGCTGAGGATAATAGGAGGAGGATGCTGTCTTATGAGCGTATGTGGCCCAACGCTTTTGATAAGTATATTAAACTTATTTAACAAAATACGATGATATGGCTGATTGGATACATTTAGATAAGACAAGTGGTACTGGTCCTGCTGAGGTTAGGGTTACCGCTGATATCAATGAGACTGGAGAGATACGTCAGGCTACGTACAAAGTTATAAAAGAAGGCACCAAGGAGGAGAAGACGTTCGTGTGCAGGCAGGAGTCGGTCCCGGTGGTTATTATCCCGGAGTTCGACTACCTAGTGCTTAGGTATATCTGGGCTGACGAGGACGGCATTGACTTTGACACGGCTACCGGTTTCGATAACACCGGCCTCCCGGACGTGGACGGCAAGCTGGTTGGTTGGAGTAAACAGTACCAGACCACGCAGGAGCGGGTAGGTGATTATCTTATCCACGGTGGTGATAACATGGAATCAGGTAATGAGGCCGCCTTGATCCAGATGGGGCCGTTGTTGGATGGCGATAATTATGATAAATTACCTCTTGAGATCAGGTGTAGTATATACGGTAACTGGTATGGTGGTCGTGAGAAAGGTAATGTCACTATCAGGTTCACGGCATATAAGGGCGGTTCTATGGAGAAACGTGGATATGATTTTGTCAATATCGGAGGCGAGGAGGTTTATACCGGTGATGCCCCTACCAACGTATCCGCCCATGGTGAGGATAATTGGCAAAATATAAAGACCTTGTATTCTAAGGTAGGCACGATGATCTACAACAAGGAGTCTCGTGACTGTATTGTAAGAATAGGTGAGTAATTATTCTTTTTCATAATACAAATATCTATCAGCTCTCTCGTCCGTGAGGATGGGGGAGTTTTTTTTGTTTTTTAGTCCTTTACTTATGACATATTTGATCTTTTATTGCGTGGGAATAATCTAGCTTTGCCGAAAACTAGGATCATGATAACTTTAAATGATGTAAATAACGAACTCCATGTCCGGTTATATATACTGGAGGTGCTTAAGGATTATATAAGAGATGATGATTTCGATGGCCTTGTAGATAAGGCGTTGGATTTTGTCATGGAAGGCGTTTCTATGCCTAAGGCTCCGACCAAGGATACCACCATGAGTGACATATCAAAGAGCGTTTTGGCCTTGGTAGCGGGTGCTGGATTAGATGAGAGGTTAAGCAAAAGCTCTTTAGAGTTAGCTTACGATAGGTGTAAGATGAGGTACGTATTCGATCCTCGAAATCGGGATATACACGGTGTAGTCGTAGGTTATTCCAATGACTTTAATAGTCTGGTAGCTGTGTGTGATGAAGGATCGAAGAAAGGAGTGGATAAAGGATCTACTGATTTTGTGGATGTCAATGAGAGATACGTGACTAACGGTTTCTTTTACATATCTGTAGAGGATGCCGATAAGCAATCGAACTACATGGGTAAAAATTTGTAATTGTTGTGTTTTTGTACTTTACACGAGCGTTTAAAAGTATTTAGTTCTCCTCCTGACTTGTGAAAGTCTGGAGGATTTTTTATTTTTGTACGATTTGAATGTTTTGCATAATACGTACTGTTTATTAGAATCCGCCACATAAGTGATTATCTGGTGGATTTATTATATTTGCGAAAAAGATAATGTCGTGCAAAATAACTCTAACATAGCGGTTCCCGACTCCGGGATGAACAGGGATAAGCATCCACAGGATCTATCCCCGTCTGAATATAGTTTCGCCTTGAACGCTACCATAGAGGGTGACGATGGAAGCCAGCTTAAGATCCAGAACGAGCCTAGTACCCTTTTATGTAAGCGATTTGATGGCTATAAGGTTATTGGGTATAAGAATGATATAGCTGGTGATAACACTTATTTCTTTCTATCTAATCCGGATGATAATACGTCTAAGATCACGTTCATGCGGTCATTGGATTATATCAAGACCGTGGAGGATCAATTGGCTGGATCGGGAAAGGACATCCATCGTATCCTTGGCGAGAGGCTTGAGGAGTCGGATGGTCGTTTTGATGAGATATGTGATTTGATGGAGGTCCTGATAGAGGACGGGGTTGATGATCCTTGTCTTAACTTCTCCATCCATCACCCGATATTCGACATAGAGATCAAGGACGAGAAATGCGGGAAGGTGATATACTGGACCGATGGATATAATCCCCAGCGATATGTTATGGTCGATAAGGCTCTTAATCCGGATGATGATGGTGATTTTTGGTATCATTACCATGGGTATAAGACATGTGGGGATGACAAGCCAATAGAGAGGTGTAGGCTGGCTTGCGAGAAGCTGCTGGTGTTCCCGTTGCTGACGGCCCCGTGCGTGGAGCCCGAGGTCGTGGAGTTCGGGGGGAGCTTGCGTGCCGGGACCTACCAGTTCTGCGTGGCGTTGTGCGATGAGTTCGGGATAGAGAAGACCGGATATTGCTCATTGACCAACCCAATCATGTTATTCGATCGCCAAGATATGGTTATCCGTGATGGTTTATGGGGTAAGTCAACCAACATGGGTATCCGCCTTACCGTGTCTAATATAGATAAGCAGGTATCTCATTATAAGATAGGTGTTATACAGAACACGGTTGGGTTTAATGGTGAGCAAAGCCCGGTTCTTGAGTATTTCATAGAAGGTATACATCCGATAACGGAAAGGACCATCTATTACCTTACGGATCAGTATAGCGAGCGTACGACCATGGAGAAGTTATCCAAGGAAATACCGGTATATAAGACAGCCAGAGGCATGACGTCTGTCGGGAATCGTCTTCTTCAATACGGCTTGACCGTGGAGAACGAATGGAATCTTCAACCGGTCGTTAACTTCTTGGGTCATTTCGTTAAATGGCAGACATCGATAGCCACGGAGAATTTGTATAAAGACGGTGTGGCTTGCTCTAAATACGCCTCTTTCATGCGTGACGAGGTATATCCGTTGGGTATAAGATTCTTTACCAATACAGGATACAGGACGGCTAGATTCCCGCTTATCCCTCGTCCGGCCACAAGGGAGGAGATGGAGGTTATCGTTGATGAGGGCGGTAACTCTGACGACCTGTCGGCTGCGTCGGTGCTGGAGAACAACCCGCAGTGTGCGGGGAACAGCCGCCGTCATCTTTGGCAGTTTAAGAATACGGCAAAGATCATAAACGACCCGTCTTGGGGATTTGATGATTTTGGAGGAGAATGCAAGAATCAGCTAGATGTCAAGCAACTCAGATATGTAGAGCAGGAATATGCCACGGTAGGAGAGACCCAATTTGTTATCAACACGATGGGGGAAGATGTTACGGTAGATGATGCTATTGATTATATCGCTGATAATATAGAGAACCTGTGTGATATCATAGAATCTAATGTAGGTATTACCGACGAGCTATGCGCTGCTATATCGTTGCCGGAGGATCAAGACGGTATAAAGGCTCCCGATTTCCCTAGTGGATGTGATGATATTGAGAGGATAGAGACCAGGACTATATTGGATAAAAACTCTTTGGTGGATTCTAGGATTGATTTTACGTATAAGCTGGCTAGTGATTATACGGAGACCGAGCCTACCACCTTAATACAAAGTAACGCCGAGTCACAAAGGAAATTCTCTGTATTGTGTGATTTCGATAATTACTCCAGTGGAGGTAAGAATATCATAGATCTGGTTCAGGAATGGCTGGATGGTCAGGATGAGGACAAATTCCCGTCTGATATAGACTCCTCCGCCTTGGTCTTGTGTCAGGATATGTCTAATGTCCGGCAGTTATATGATGAGGGTATATGTACTAATGGGTGTTCGGTAGGTGATCCTCACGTGAATCCTACTATTAACGATGTTCAACTTCCTACATTCCAAGGGGGTAGGTCATTGGGTAAGTGCACATATTTGTATCAATATCCCGGATGGGAAGGAAAGAAGCATACGGAGACGATGCTTGATCAGTTAATGGATACGATGGAGGCTTATTTTCCCCAATATGAGAGTCAGTTTGGTATCGAGAACGCCATGTGTCTTTTTGGCGATGGTGATAATTCTAAGTTTAATACCGGTATAACTACTGACTGGGAAGGTCGTGTGTCTGTGCAGAATGATATTGACGCCAAGACCAATTGGTTCGGTAGAAGTAACTTGACTTATTTCAAGTTCTATCCACATGTATCCTCATACGCCAGATGGGTGGAGTTGGATTATGAGAAATACATAAGTGGTTTATCCGATCCTGATAACGGTATTATGTATATAGAGATGATGGGTAACTATAATTATCCGATCGGCGACTCATCATCATACAATAAGGTTCGTATAACGTTTTTCTCGGACAAGGAAGGTACCGTGGCTCCTAATCCTTTGGCTAATGATGCCAAGAAAGGTGTTATAGTGAATTACGTGGATCATAAGATATTTATGATGCCAAAGTACTTGTTCTGGAATGATGACAAGACTACTTTCCATAAGATATATGTTTGCATCGAGCCTGCGGTATGCGTGTTCTTCACCGGTTTCGCCATGAGGCAGGACATGAAGGAGCTTGCCGGATTCTATACGGCCGGCACCGCCATCTTCCCCGCCCCGTTCTGTTTTGGCATTCGGCCACTGGAGGTGAAATACGTATTCTTCTTCACAAAAGAATTGAAATTAAGGAGATTTGTTACCTATGAGGCGAAATGTATCTCATGTGGGGATAAACCCGCTGATTGCGCTCCCAGACCATATCAGTATGGTGATTTCGGATATTGGGAGTCTACCAATAAGTACCCGGCTAATTTTGAGTTGTATGATTCAAGTAAGATCGGGATATCATCGGGAGGATTAAAGAGGAAGGACATAATGGATTCTTTGACGAAATACTATGGGTCTCCTAAATCAGTTGGGGGTAAGTCTTATTTCACCGGTAATGGGGGTAACGCTGAGTACCCCAATACGTCAACCACGTTTTGTCAGAGACCTATACGTCATTACAAGTTTCCGGATAACTCTGTCGCTCCTTTCATGGGTAATCCGTCTCAACTGACCGGTCAATATGGAGTTGACTCCTATATTTATCCTATGGGGGTGATGCTTGATGACGATATCGTTAATGAGTTTCTGGATATAGCGGTAGAGAACGGTCTTATAGATAAGGCTAGAAGAGATTCTATAATAGGATATGAGTTGTATAGGGGCGATAGGACGTTGGATAAGAGCGTTATCGGGACCGGTCTGGCTTATGATATGTTTAAGTACGATGATCCCGACGGATCGGCTAACCTTTATCCTACTTACCCTTACAACGATTTGTCTGATGATATGTATATCTATAAGGATATTAATCGTGAGAAATTTATAACGCATCCGTTTAACAGGAAGGGTAATATCTGGTATTCATTCTTAAGCCCTGATATTGCCTTTAACAAGCCTGACGCTCCCACCGAGTGCCTTGTTGATGGTTATCAATTAGGTAAATCCTCAGGTATATTCAGGGAGGTGGAGGATCACCCTAAATGGACGATATTAGGGAGTAAGGCTTACAGTATGGCAACATCATTGGCTACGGTGGAGGCTATGGCTAATTTAATATCCGCTATAGCTGAGTATACATATCAGTCGGCTTCACAGCAATATGTCGGTGGAGGTGTGTTCTTTTTAGCCAACCCTGTCGGCATAGCGCTGACGGCTATCCGTCTGGCTACAGGTATCGCCAAGGCCACAGCCCAGTCCGTGGTGGATATAGGCAAGTATAGGTATCAGTGGTTAACGGCATTGATAGATAGGGGACCTAGACGGAACTATGCTTATTACTATACTTCTGTCGCTCATTATAATTTATTTTACCAAAAAATAGGGGAGTCAGAGTTACGTGGATTGTCAACGGCTAAATATATCAAGAGCGGGTTATATCCGGTAACAGATATCTCTTCGCAAGGGGAGACCGTAGGCGGTAAGCCTATTATCATAAACAACCTCGATCGTGAGCATTCATTGTTCATGTCATTTGGTATGGATAAGTATATGCTTGAATATCCGGAGTTGGTTTCAAGTTACGATACCAGCCGTATTCAGGATGAGTGTAATATTCGTAACGATGAGGTGGCTGGTATGACGCCTCATTTTATGACACGTGAATCTTTCGTATCCTGCCCCTATATGAGGATAAAGAAATATTCTCCGGCTCAATACGGGCAGATAGAGGATATCAGGTGGGTATCGTTAGGTGGTTGCGGGTTGATGGATGAGGATAAGCGTAAACCTGTTTTTGGAGGTGATGTATTTATATCAAGGTTCTCGCTTAAGAGGAAGATGCCTATGTTTTACTTGACTCAGTTTGGTCAGGGAGACATGATACCATTCCCTTATTACGATTATCGAAACATCGGGTATCCCCGTTATTTCGTCAATTACGATACCGGGGAGGATTATCTTAATAAGACCGATACGGATACCGGATCGCTATACTCTTTCCCTAGCCGGAAGAGCGCTTATGAGATGGTTTGCAAGACCGGAGATATGTATCTTAGCGGTCGTTTCTTCCTATACTTCTATGGCATACCTCAGTTTCTTGTGGAGTCTGAGATCAATTGCAATTTCCGTATAGCCGGGCCTGAGCCTTACGAGGGGTTCTATCCGGAGGTAGGGGATTATATATCATGGACTCAGGAGCGTAATGTCCCTATATCAAGGGATAATGTGTTTAAGATAAGTCCTGTGTATAAGAATCGTTTTACGCTAGGCGGAAGGTCATTACCAGAGACGTATGATAGCAATTTTTGGGACTGCGCTTACCAAAGACCCAACGGCGTCATATGGAGCACCGCCGACGTGTCGGAGAACGGCATGACCGATCCTTGGCTGTCGTACAAGCCTATGGATTACCATGAGTTCAAGACCTCTTTCGGGAAACTTATAAGCATGAAAGGGATAGAGTCGGATCAGATACTGGCTCGCTTCGAGAATCAGGTAGGGTTATATAACGCCATAGACGTGTTGGCGGAGAGAATATCCCCGGAGAATAGCGAGCTAGGGACAGGTGGGCTTTTCGCCTCTCGTGGCATTGAGTATAATAATACGACGTTAGGATATTCCGGGACCCAGAGTCGGGATATGATCAGTTGCGAGTTTGGGCATTTTTGGGTCGATTTAAGGCGTGGTCAGGTGTTTAAGGTAGATTCTAATGGTAGGAATCTTACGGAGGTCACACCGGGGCTTAGAAACTGGTTTAAGGAGCATCTTCAGATGAAGATCATCCGTAGCCGGATATATAACGCTGATACGGACGCTGAGTTGTCTTATTATGATATTGATAACAAGTTTTTTGGTATAGGGTTGTCCATGGGTTGGGATAATAGGTTTAAGAGGGTTCTGATAACCAAGAAAGATTATATACCGGTAGGGAATCCGAGCGAGTACCAATTCCGTGGCGGCCGGTTCTACAGGAACGGGCAGGCGGTGGAGCTACAGGACGCCAGCCATTTCACGGACGTCTCGTTCACCGTTGGATATAACTGCCTGAAGGGTGAGTGGAAATCATATTTATCCTACACCCCTGATTATTATATTGAGCACCAGCATTATTTCCAGTCTGGAAAGAACTACTCAAGTGAAAGTCAGGAGATAGGGTTATGGTCTCATGGATTGACCAACCAATCGTATCAAGTATTTTACGGTAAGCTATATCCGTTCGTTATAGAGGTACCAGTACGTGAGCAGTATGTGAATAAGATCCTCACGAACTACCAATATAGGATGGATGCCAGAAGATATCAGGATGAGGTTAATTACCAAATTCTTAGGACTACTGGATTTAATAAGGCATGGTTTTATAATGATACCAACAACAGCGGTGAGCTTCGGATGGTTATCGCCGACAAGAACGATATGAGCCAGCGGTTAAGGTATCCTGTAACCAATGACGATAGCCGTGAGATACTGGTGACGGAGGTTGATCAGAAGATAAATATAAATGACTATTTTAACGAGGTCAAAGACGATACGAACAATCTTCCGATATGGGTTAAGGATGTGAATGACATTGACCGTAAGATCGACCCCAGGGCTGTCGATTATCATCGGAGGTGGCGGGATCGTCTTCGTGGCGATTGGTTCTTGGCTAGGTTCGTGAATGACATTGAGAGCCGGTTCAAGATGATAGTACGTTGGTTTAGCAACGATGAGAAAGTTTATTGAGGTGATTATATACCTTTAAATATTTGATGTTATGGCAGCAGGGAAAACTAGCAGTAAAAAGAAGGGCAAATGCCCGAAATCAGGATGTATCAAGAAAGTAGGGAGTGATTGGCGAGTAGTCAGTAACAAGACCGGTAAATTATGGCCGGCTAAGTACAAGTCTAAGGAGAAAGCTAAAGGAGCCTTGGCTGCTTATCACATGCATTAGCGTATAAACGGGTACATGATTTATTATGTGCCCGTTTCGTGTTTTTAGGCTTGTGATATTATGGTTATCTTTGTGAAAAACGTAATATATGTCTAAGAAGAATAAACCGGAGGAAATCCCATCGTGGATAAGGGATTTATATAAGGAGGATCTTGATCGTGTCGTAAGAGGCGAGCGTCCTATGTATTTCAGGGGTATGGATGATAGTCCTTTGAGAAACGTGTCCCCGGAGTTTGATATCCTTAGCGGAGGAGCCGCAGTTAAAGGCATGAATGGGATAAGAGGTGCGTTGTCCCCGTTGAATAATGGCATGGGTAATTATAATTTCAGTATCAGGGGTATAAATAAGAAGATCGGTGAGTTGGTTGATGAGGCGGGGCTATATTTACCTGAGAAATTAAGACCTGTATATCGGACTGTGGTGGATGCTATGTCGAGTTCCAAGGATAAGGGGTTGGGTCATATCACGCAGCCGTTGGCCAACGCCCTGTACCCAGCGGACGAGCGACGGGACCGGCGTCTGGAAGGGGAGCATCCCGTTGGTTATGTGGATGCCATAGACGGCATATGGCCTAGGAAGAAATATGGGCTATGGGGAGAAAAAATTGAGAGGAAGCAAGATGGAGGAGAAACAAGAGAGTCTGTTCTTGATAGACCTAGATTCGGGAGCAGGGTATTGGATAATTACGTAGCTTCTGCTCACCCGGTTTTGTCAATAATATATGATATCGCTAATTCAAGGTATACTGATGGCCCTACTCGCATAAATAAAGCTGCGTATTCATCAATAGATCCTATGGGGAAGAATCCGGAATGGTATGAGTATCCTGTTCATTTTATGAAGATGTTCGGGAAATATATATCTGGTGATTTTAATAACAAGTTATATGGCGATAGTGATAATGATGATTTAGGCACAAGAACTAGTGATGAGGCTTGGGCTAAATACAATAAACTCCCTTACGATGAGTCTGTATTGATAGATAATGGTGATGGTACGTATAGTATACGAAAGGAATTATCTAATAGGATGATACCTGATTCGTCTATCGTAAGGAATAGGATTGATGTGAATAGGAGTCTGTTTGATAAGGAAACTAAGGAATACAATGAAGGACTTATAAAAGCTTTAAGTGATGCCGATCCAGAGGAGTATGAGAGGATTCAGAGGGAATATAAGGATCTGAAAAGGGTAAGAGAGGGTGCCATATCAGCGGACGAGATGAATATAAAAGGGTTGAGGTCTCTTTATGATAAGGGGTATGGTGTCGTGAATGAGTATAATTATAGGGATCGTAGACTTGATAAGAACGAGACGGGTCCTCATAGTGTACTTGGTGATTATACGATATATCGTGACAAGGATATGGGCGGATACAGATATAGGGATGTATATGATTTCAATCCCGCTGTCCAGTTTCTTTTGAATGGGGATGTATTTAAGATAGATGGTAGTATTGATAAAAAGGATAGAGGAGGTTCGGTAAATACAGGGAGGGCTTATGGTTCTGGCAAGTATGTAATTGATCCTCGTAGATCAGAGGATAGTAAGATGGCTGTATATGACGAGATATGGGATTATCTGACCGACAAGAAGGGAATACCACAAACGCAAGCTATCGGTATCCTGTCGAACATCGCCGCCGAGTCCGGAGGGGACACCGAAGCCCTAGGAGCCGCCGGTGATTTTGGCATCCAACAATGGCTTGGACCGAGGAAGAAGGAGCTACAGCGCAGGTATGGGAAGAAACCGACATTGACACAGCAGTTGGATTATCTCGTGGATGAGTATCAAGGCAAGGTCCCGGGGTTAGGTTGGAATTACATCAATCAAGGAAAGTTTTTTGACAAGGACGCTCAAGGTAATGTATATAATTACTATATGTATTCTAAATCCGATTTCGATAACGCCGTCAACTACAAGGACGCTACCGTGGCATGGAATCAAGGATACGGTAGGCCTCTTGGATCGACCTTGAGAAATGAGAAGAGATTTGAGTTCGCTGATATGTTCGCTAATAGGTATGGTGTCCCGGAGAACGAGCCAATGAGATACGAGTTCGGACAGCGGGATTCGGGCACGGGGGACGGAGGTCAGCAGCCCGTACCTGAGACGGTAGCCCCTGCCGATCCTTCTTTGGCTTCCCGCCCTTCCATAGATAGCTGGTGGGAGAAGGAGGGTCAAGATCTGTTATATAAGATGCTAACTCAATCTGGCGCTAACAAGAAAGCTATAGAGGATATCGCTAATAACATCAAGAACGACCCCCAATCAGAGAAGCAGATAGCGGAAGCTGAGCGTATGCGTAGGGAGCAGGCGAAAAGGCAGTTGGTTCTTAATATGATACCGGGGTTAAGCCTTAACATAAAAGGTGTGAGTAGAAATAATAGTTAGTATTTTAATGTTAAATAATTTGTTATGAATAAGTTGTTGTTTTTATTTGATGTGTTATTTAAGGGGACTTGTTTTACCCCCCCCCTCCACCCTAGTAGTTTAGGATGGGGGAATAGATGGGTAGATGCTATTGCTGATGATAGGAGGATGGTTATAGCATTGTTAGTAAAATATCTAAGGGGAGGTATGTTATGAGAAGACGTGTAATGACAGGCCCCAAAAGCTTGGATGTATTGTATACATACACTTATAATAGTAATAATTACCATACATTTGTAGCTCCAAAGTCGGCGTATTATTATGTTGAGTGCTGGGGTGGTCAAGGTAATTATGGTTACAATGATAGCGAAGATAGGTTTACCAGATCCAATGACCCTGGGTATGGTGGATATGTGGCTGGATTTATCAAGTTAGTTGGTGGTGATATCATTTATGTGTATTGTGGAAATGGTGGACTTAAGCAGACGAGTAATGTTATAAAATATAATTATAATGGAGGAGGTCAAGGACATTCGATGACTAATGAGAGCGCTGGAAGGTATATCTATGAGGGAGCCGGAGGCGGAGCTACGGATTTGAGGTTGTCCAACAATAGCGATCCTCTAAACGTAGATTCTTTAAAGACCCGTATTATGGTAGCCGGTGGAGGTGGTGGAGGATGTGAGTATTATTTTATTGGGCATGGAGGATCAGCGGGAGGATTGGAGGCGTATCTGGGGGGCTATGCCAAGGGAACGCCAGCATCTCAAGTAGCGGGAGGATCTAACTCCGGCAATAATTTAACTAACGGGAATGGAGGTCTATTAGGAGTGGGAGGAGGATGTGGTTTTGATGGAGTCTCATATTCCTCTGGTGGAGGAGGAGGCTTTTATGGAGGGCCAAGCGGCGGGATATCGTCGAACGCTATTCAAGCTGGTGGTGGAGGGTCCTCGTATATATCCGGTCATCCGGGATGCGTGAAATATGATAAATATGTATTTACTAACACTAAGATGATAGATGGGAACGGGTTCGTATGGACAGATGTGAAAGGGGAATTAGAAAAAATGCCTAATCCTTTGGGTGGATTATATGATTTAGGAAAGGGACATATAGGCTCTGGATATTGTCGTATATCTATATTCCAATAAATATTTATATATCTAGGTGATTATATACAACTTTACACCACAAACATACCGAATTATTTTTATATATAAATAATAATCTATATATTTGTGTCATGAGATTGGTCGAACAACATATAATCAAGCAAAGCTCGGTGTATTATAATGAGCTTCAAGATCTGTTGCATAAGTGTAAAAACTTATACAACAAAGGATTGTATGTTGTTCGACAACATTACTTTCAATATAAGAATGATAATACCGTTAAGTATAAATACCTCAACTACTACTCCCTTGAAAAGAAGCTAAGAACAGAAAATGATCCAGACTATAGGGCGTTACCTGCACCAGTAGCCCAACAGGTATTGATGATGGTCGACCAAAATTTCAAGTCCTTCTTCAATCTTCTTAACAAGAAAGGTAGAGGTGAGTATTCCGAAAAAGTAAGAATACCTAAGTATCTTGATAAAGATGGGATGTTTATGGCTGTTTTCCCGACAACAGCCTTTTCTCAGAAATGGATAAAACAAGGTATTATTAAGTTACCAAAACAATTCTCTTTTACCATAAGGACTAATAAACAAAATGTCCAACAACTTAGGTTTATCCCTAAGAATGGATATATTATGTTTGAGATTGTGTATAATAAGAAAGAGAAAGGTCTTATGTATGATAACGGAAATTATCTTGGTATTGATCTTGGACTTAACAATTTAGCGTCTTGTGTATCAAATACCGGTTCTTGCTTTATCATCAACGGTAAGCCTCTAAAATCTATCAACCAGTATTATAATAAAAGATTAGCATATTTAAAATCTAAATTAAAAGGCAATAAACAAGTATCAAGACAAATAAGATCGTTAACCAACAAAAGGAATAACAAGATCAAGGATTATCTGCATAAAGCTAGTAGGGTATTGATTAATCATGTAGTTTCCAATGGCATTAATACGATCGTAATCGGTCATAATAGATGTTGGAAACAAGAGATCAATATCGGAAAGCGAAACAACCAGAACTTTGTATCTATCCCTTTTAATATGTTTATCTCAATGATATCATATAAAGCTACACTTGAGGGTATTAATGTTAAGATCGTTGAGGAATCCTATACCTCAAAATGTAGTTTCTTGGATAACGAGCAGATTTGCAAGCATGAGGGATATGCTGGAAGACGTATCAAACGAGGATTGTTCAAAACATCTTCCGGTAGTATTATTAACGCCGATATCAACGCCGCATTTAATATCATCAGAAAATCGGCAAAAGAAGCCTTCGATGTAAGCACCTTACCAGGAGGTAGAGGGTTTTGGTGGAACCCGGTACGGATTTCCGTATAGATATATACCATTTTACGATTTCAGTGTAAAAAGGCATATAATCACCTATATCTAATCAGTTTAGTGTTATATTTGCGAAGTAATTAAACGTTTTAGATATGAAAAGATTGTTATTTTTATTTGCTATGTTATTGACGCCATTCGCTTTGATGGCGCAAGAGGTAATCCCATCAGAAGGGGCTATCACTATTGATTTAACTACCTTCACCGGCATCATGGCTTTCGTCACGATGTCAGCTACGCAGTTAGCCAAGGTTGTGCCGTATATTGACACCCATAAGTGGGCTAAAGTCCTATCCGCCGTAGTCATAGGTATGCTGGTTTGTATATTAGCGTGGCTACTAAAGGTGTCTCCATTGCTTATAGGGAGTGAATGGTGGGAGGCTCTATTATATGGAGTGGCTGTAGGTCTCAGTTCTGCCGGTTTCTATGATTTGGTTAAGGCTATAGGGTCATTATTCATAAAAAGAATTGGTGATTATATATAATTTTACACTAAAAAAATAACATATAAATAGGAATTTATAAATATTCTATTTATATTTGCGCTATGTATTTGGTGGAACAACATATAATTACTGTCAATGATAAGAGATATAAGGATTTAGATCGAATATGTTTCTTATCCAAGAATCTGTATAATGCGGCTTTGTATATAATAAAGCAGGAGTTTCTTAGTACAGGTAAGTGGATAAGAGCTGTAGAGCTTAATAAGAAGATGGTAGCAGAGAATAACATAGATTATAGAGCAATGAGTGGATCATCCTCCCAGCAAGTTCTTATGGCTTTAGACAAGAACCTAAAATCTTATTTCTCTGCTATCAAGGCATGGAAACGTGATAATAAGAAATTTACCGGATGCCCTAAATTTCCAAAATATAAGCATAAAACAAAAGGCAGGAACGTATTTTCTTATTCTTACGCACAGTTTAAACATAGAGGAGGTTTTATCTATTTCCCTAAGAAGGAAGGATTATCTCCTTTAAGAACTAATTGCAAGGAAGGAACTGTAAAACAGATTAGATTTGTTCCTAAATCCGATTGTTATGTCATAGAAGTTGTATATGAGTCAATTGTGAAAAAGCAACTTGATGATAATAATAGGATCATGTCTATTGATCTAGGTGTAAATAACCTCGCTTCTATCGTGACCAACGTAAGCAATAAACCTATTTTGATAGATGGTAGGAGACTTAAATCTATTAATCAGTATTACAATAAAAAAAAGTCAGATATTCAGCAACAATTAAAGAAAGTAAATGGAAAAGAAAATTCGAGACGGTTGATGTCCTTAACAAGAAGGAGAAACAACAAGGTGAAAGATTATCTTCATAAGGCGAGCAAGGAGATAATAAATACTTGCTTGAAGGAAGATATAACAACATTGATAGTAGGTCATAATGATGGATGGAAGCAAAATGTAAACCTTGGTAAAAGAAACAATCAGAATTTTGTTTCAATTCCATTTGAGATGTTTATATCAATGTTAAGATATAAATCGGAAAGACAAGGACTAAGATTTGTTGAAGTAAACGAATCTCACACGTCAAAATGCAGTTCTTTCGATTTAGAACCAGTATGTCATCATGATACTTATGTTGGAAGAAGGGTAAGAAGAGGTCTTTTTATGACAAGAGATGGTATTCTTATCAACGCTGACATCAACGGGAGTTATAACATCATGAGAAAAGTAAAGGGGGATGCAGCAATGCCACTCCATACAGGGTTTGGGTATAGCCCAGTTAAGAAATTTATTAACTAATTATACAGGTGTAAACTTGTATATAATTACCAAAGAATTTAATTCTGTACATAATAATAGCATTTGCTGAGAGACTCATCGTTGTGAAATGATGAGTCTCTATTTTTTTTAAACTATCTTTGTGTCAGAACGAAATTAATTTGATATGAGCAAGTATGTAATCAAGAGGAAGATACCTAAATATCAAGAGGCCGGGGAAGTCACCCCTATTATGCCCGGTAATGTTGTTGGTCTTCAGGGTATTGGAGTGGAGCCTTTGGTTTCGTCTACCCAGATAGGATTTGATATTCAGCAGCCTGATATTAATACCATTGATACAAGTGATTTGAGCGCTTTGGTTGATAGTAATAAGAAGGTTGATAAGTCTGGTAGTACGGATGTTTTTGATTTTACCACCATCCCTTACTATGGCGCTGATGATATAGGGTCTAGATTCACTCAGATGGGTCGTGGTATAGGGCGTATGAGAAGTGAGGGATATGGAGATTTATCCACTAGGGCTAAAACGGCTAATACGATAACCACCATAGCCTCAGGAATTAGTGGTATCATGGGATTGGCTCGTAACGTGGTTTCTGGGATAGCGTCTGAGAAAGGTACTCGTACCAATATCAGGTTGGCTCAGGAGCGTGAGGCCAGACAAAGAAGGCAATCCCAGATGCAATACAAGGATGGTGGGGGTGTTTATCTAGGGCCTAATAATAGGTTCGATAGCGGAAGCCTTACCGGTGAGTACCTGTATCCGTTACCTAAGTCGATGGAAGATCAAGCCAACGTAGAGGTCGAGAAGGGTGAGTACGTGACGCAGCCCGGAGAGGCGCCGATGGAGGCTATGGGGCAGAATCACGCCGATGGTGGAACCCCCGTTTCCTTGGAGCAGGGAACGAAGGTTATTACCGACGACACAACCATAGAGCCGGATTTCGCTAAATACATCAGAGATACGTATGGGATCAAAGCCACGCCTAAGGATACGTATGCTACGTTAATGGATAGGTATAAGGCTAAGATCGGTCTTAAATCGGCTTACGATGATCAGAAAAAGGCGCTGGAGAAGCTGAAGAAAAACGATAAGATAGATGACGAGAATACAAGGCGTTTAAACGCCTCCGTATTATCTAAGGCTATAAATGATAGTAACGATACCGTTAATGGCTTAGAGGGAAGGTTTACGGACTTCGCTAATGTCATATACAAGGAGCAGGAAGACCGGAAGATGAAGAAGGATGAGGATACGTATTTCGCCAAGGGAGGTGAGATAGATAACATCATATCCAGATCCATGAAAGAATATGGTCTTACGGAGGAGGATATAGCTGAGGCTAAGAAAGAGCTGCTTAAGAAAGTGGCTGGTATTCGCCAGAAGATGGAGATAGGAGGCACGTCTTTGTTCGGTCGTAAATTAACTTTCCGCCCGATCGAGAATAGGTTCAACAATGATCCTAACTATTTCGGTTATCAGCGCCAAGGAACTGATGGCTCTTATGGAGGTATTAATACGGATGAGAGGTTGAATTATTATAAGACATTCAATCCGGTCGCTTACGATGCTTATATGGGAGCTTCAGAGGGCACTAGGGCTAGGGCGTTGCAAGACGCTATCTACGGTCAGACAAGTAGCTGGATGGGCTTGGCTACGGCGGAGAACCCGATCATCGCCAACGCCGAGGCGCTTCGGGATTACACGACGCTCGTTTCCTTTGGCGGTGAGGATAGTCAAGGTAATTACCCGGAAGACAAGAAAGCCGCATATCATGATAGGATGAGAGACAATAAATTAGGTTTGTTTACCACATCTCGCCCTATGATCGGTCTAGATGTTGTTACAGAGGAACAGCATAAGGCTCTTAATGATGTTGGTATCACTCATTTTAGCCAACTATTCTCTGACAAGAATAAGGATGTCGTTAATAAGATACTTGGCGAGGATATGCTTAAGATGCAGGCATTGAGATCCATGAAAGGAATGGAAGGTCTTGATTTTATACTTGATCCTCATAAGGTGGCTCCCGGTCCTATGGATATAGGTGATGTGGAGGAACCTGATGTTAAACTGGATATGCCTGAGCTGATTGATCCCAATACACTCCCTAAGACCAATACAAATGCCGGTAAGTCGAACAGCGGCAATGGAGGCAGGAATATAGTGGGTGGCGGTCTTGACTTCCCCGAGGTATTTAGGATGACCCCGGGAGCCGTGACAACGGAAGGTCTGGAAAGACATTACGCTCCTACCGTGGACCCGGTGTTGAGATCGGCTGATCAGTATATGGTTGAGGCTAATCGTGCTTTCCAATCACAATTGGATCAGATGGGTAATGTCCCGGATTCCCAGAGAGGGGCTTTATCTTCCAATTTACAGGCTATCATGAGTTCCAATATAGGTAAGTATATAAATGAGGTAGAACAAGGGAATGTGGCTCAAAGGACTTGGGCTGATAATGTCAATTCTCAATCATGGGCGAATACTTACGACAAGAACATAGCCCAACGTCAAGCTTATCAACAACGGATATTGCAGGGATTGGCTATAAATGACGAGAACTGGGCTAGGTATTTCGATAGCGTCAATGATGAGATTCAGCAGAAGTGGAACACGGCTACGACCATGAATACATTAAGGTCTATATTTGGGGATGTAAAGAGTGGTCCCAATGGACAAATAATCGCTGATCCTCAAGGAGATATATTGAGTTATAGGATATTATATCCTGCTCAGGAAGTAACTAAAGGCAAGAAAGGATAAAGGATGGCTTCACAATATAGTATATTAAGGAATTACGGCAAGTATGTATCGCCCTACAACATGGATGTCATGATGCAGGGGATGGGGTACATGCAGCAGAAGATAGATACCAATCGGCAGGCTATAAACGAGTATGCTGATTCTATTATCAATTCTGACATTATAAAACCTCAGGATAGGGAATATCTTCAGAATAGGTTAAATGAGCGGATACAGGACGTGAATAACGTGTATCGTAAATCTAATTTGGCTTCCGACGGTATAGCCAGAAGCATACAGGCTCGCCTTGGGGAGGCTCTGGATACCCGTGTGTTGAATGCTATTGCCGGTACTAGGGAGATCCGGGCTTTTAGCGAGAAGATGGAGGATATGAAGCTGAACAATCCCAAGATGTATAGTCCTATAAACGAGGCTGAGGCTTTTGCGGATGCCGTGGCTTGGATGAATGACGGTCAGGTAGGGACACGTCTTAATCCTATACATTATACCCCTTATACGGATTACCACGCTGAGATTGATGAGAAGATGAAGAATTTCATCTCCCTTAACAAGGGGAAGAAAGTCAATGTACCGGTGACTGATGCCAATGGCAATAGGACGGGCGAGATGCGTGAGATGTATATAGATGAGATGAGTTACGCTCAGGTCAGGGATATAGCCATGGCTTCTATATCTGAGAACGGTAAGGCTCAGATGCAATTAGAGGGAAGATATATGGCTAGAACGAATCCTGACTTATTTAATGTTCAAAGCACCTCAGATTTCCTTAAAGGGTATATTGATGATTTCAGTGTCAAGGAAGAATCCATACGAGCCAAGCTAAAGGGCGTTGGCAATGACAAGGCCAAGAGGGCTAAGTTGGAGTCGGAGCTGGCGGATATTATCAAGCAGAGAAATGATTTCGTGGAGGAGGCCGAGGGCGTTATCGGTAGCAACTACAGCCCGGAGCGAGCCGGCATGTTCATGGTACGACAGCAGTTCCTTCGTGGCGTCGGGCTGAGATGGTCTTATAATAACTCATACGAGACGTTGGGTGTTGATGATTATTATTTCAAGGCTAATCAGCAGATGATGGAGAGAGCTAAGTTTAATGAGACAAAAAGGCATAATCTAGCCATGGAGAAAGCAGCGTTGATGAGAGCCAGCAAATCGGGTAAGTCGGAGAATGGAGGTGGCGGAGGTGATGACACGACCGGGCCTACCGTGGTTACCAAGAGCGCAAACCTTGACGATGTGAGCATAAGCGATGAGTTCATGAACGGGTTCATAGCCAACGAGAAGGCGGTAACTACCGGCATGGGTAATTTCGTTAAGTCATTATCAGATGACGCTAGAAGGAAGATCGACGCATGGGCGTCTGATCCTGAGAATAGTAACGTGGTCAAGGATATGGATAACGATCAGGTTATCATGGCTTATTTCAAGGCCAATGGAGGGTCAAGGAACGAGTTGCTTGATTACAATGGTCAGGATAGTTACCTGAAGCTTCTTGGGTTAAATACTCAAAGAGGGAAGTATAATAAGATCAATGATGGATTCAATAAGGCGGAGAACGCTGTTTTGGATGGCGTTGACGCTATAGTCGAGAAAGAGGCTAAATCTTTTGGTGGATCAGGCATAGATGTTAGTTACGGATTTGGGACATTTAATCTTGAAGATATCAACAGCAATGGTGATAAGGTTTTTGATATAGATGGGATAAATGACATAACATTAAATGATTGGGCTAAATTATCGGCATATAGCTCTATTCTTAGTAATAGTGTTAAAATGACCGATCTTATTCATGCGGCCACTCCTGGTGTCCATAACCCTATTGTTTTAGGGGATGTCAATTCTGGAGAGGCGGCTGTATTGGTGAATAGGATAAATGATTTGATGGGTACGTCATTGACATTGGATGATATTAATTTATTATCTCTTATTCCTATGGATGTTTCTGATGACGGTAATATGATAAAGGTGCTGACTGATGGGCTGTCTGATGGCAATAAAAGGAATGTGGCCGTAGCTAAGGCCATGTATGACGAAATGCAGAAAGAACAATACGATGTGTTTAGGCACAAATGGAGTCGTGGCGATCTGGGAAGGTTGGCTGATGACGCCAAGCGAGCCGGCGAGGATTACTTGAGACAATATCGTCATGAGTACGCCGAGCGTGAGTATATCTTCTCCGGCGATTATCCGTCTAAAAGCCAAGCCGAGTATGATTATATAAAGATTAGTGACCTGTTCACCCGTGGTGGCGGTTTTATCCCCAAGGATAAGGATAATGCCAATACGAAGATAACGTTTACCATATCCCCTATAGGTGATGGTAATTATCAGATCATTGGCAATAATGGAGGTGATGGTCGATCTGTTGTTGAGGTAAGCGAGGCTGATCTGGCTGCGAATGGACTTACTTTCTACAAAGAGGATGTAAGCATCCCGTCCGAGACCTATGATTCCGGTGTCGTACCCATATCTTTCGCCAGCTCAAGCAACAACGCTTATGGGAAGATGGCTAAGTCATTGTTGGTAGCTCCATTCGCTTACGCTAGCGGGGCCAAGGACACGGTAATGCCTTATATAGATATGTTTACGAATATAAATGACGGTAATATCAGGAAGAATCAGATGATGATCGCTACTGACGTGTTGTTCGATAACGCTTCTATGTACGAGTTAAGGGCTTCCGGATATAAGTATAATAATGGTTCTTCTGGGATAAATGTTGATATATATAGCAAAGGAGGGGCTAGAGAGGGTAATACCCCGTTGTATTCAATTGATCTGGATGGCGTTAACTATGCTGATGAGGTAGCAAGGAAGATCGACTTCTGCCCGCAGTATTATTTGGTCATGGCATGGCAACAGATACTTAGCAAGGAGAATGAGGTGTATTGGAGGAGCGAGGGAAGATCTACTACTGATGATTTCGAGAGCTTCATCTCGCCCATAGCTGATATGATTGATCAGGAGATAAGAAACAGGAATAACGGAAATAGTGGAAATAATGGAAACAATGGAAATCTATAATAATACCTCTAACGGAAAGGATCTTGCCGAGAAGTACAGATATCCTACCATAAACGTAGATAATATAAAGGCTATTGGTACGGATCCCTATGATATACCGGATCGTGACCTGCCTCTGGTATTGGATCCGTATTCCGCTTCCGAGAGATCAAAGTCCCAGATACCGTCATTGTCGGAGAGGATCAAGAATACTGTTAAGACAAATTATTATGATGATATGAAACATATGTCCCCATTAGGATATATGGCTTCTGATCAAAGCTATAAGGGCAGGTTTAATCTTACTGGTCCGGAGATATCGTTGGAGGATTCAAGGTATCGACTTAGTAGCGGTACTTGGATACCTAAATACGAGTCTTATATCCCCGGTGTAGATAACGACACACGTTTATCTAGGAGTCAAGGTAGGACTGAGAAATGGATGAGAGGTTTGGGGAAATTTGTAGGTAAGGCCGCTTTGTATGGATTAGGTGGTGTTATTCAGCCTTTTTATGGTATTTACGCCGGTGTATCCAGAGGTAATTTTAACGCTGTTTTTGATAACGATTTCACGAGATGGTTGGATGATCAGGACAAGAAGATGGATTACGGTCTTGCTCATTATTACAATCGTGAGGAGCGGGATATGAATTTCCTTCAAAGCATGACCACGGCTAATTTCTGGTCTAACGATTTTTTATCCGGTCTTGCTTTTACCGCTGGAGCCATGTTATCGTCAGCCGTATATTCCGGCGCTGGATTGATGAACTTAGCTCGTACGGGAGCTAGGGCGGGCGTGGCTTTGGCTAGGATAGGCAAAGCGGCTTCGGATACCAAGAAAGCGTTCGGCGTCTACCTTAGGGCCGCCCGTACGGGACGGAGGATAGGCAAGGGACTGGACACCCTCGCTTTCCTTGGCACATCTACCTCGTGGGAGGCGTCTGTCGAGGCCAGAAGCATGCTGATGGAGGCTGAGGAGAATTTCAGGCAGTCTTACCGTAACGCTTATGGAAGGGAAGTCCCATATGAGGAGCTTATGAAGTTCAGGGCTGACAATGCCAATGCCGCTAATGCCGTATTTGCCGCCAACGTCGGCATATTGTCATTATCCAATATAGCTATGTTCGGCGATATGTTCGGCATGGATCTTGGTGTGGATAAGTTCATAAAACGCAATATATTTGGCGTAGGTGCCGAGAGGATGGATAACGGTACGTTAAGAGCCATAACACCAAAGAAATGGCAGAAGGTAGCCGGAAATACGTTCAATATCATCAAGCGCCCAGTGTCAGAGGGTCTGTATGAGGAAGGTCTTCAGGGAGTGGCTAGTAAGTCCGCCAAGGATTGGGTAGAATCAAGATACAATCCTATGGCTATCCGGCAGAATATAGGCTATATGGAGGCTATAAAGAATGGGTTCAAGGAGACGTACGGGTCTAGCCAAGGATGGAAGGAGATCGGTATCGGTATGATTATCGGATCGATTATGGGTGGAAAGACTATTGGGGGTATAAAGGAATGGAGCCAAGACATGTCCCGGAACAAGGGGATGGTGGAGGCCTACGACGCCAATGCCGGCGCCTTGACCACCGCCGCTGTCCGTGCTATTCGTGGCAGTATGGCTCTTAACGCTCAATTATCTGGTGTAGACACATCGTACGAGAGTGATGGTAGGATCATAAATAAGGATTTTAGTGACGCCGTATTCAATCGTCTCCGTTATGATTCGGAGATGGGGATGTTGGATGATACCAAAGAGAATTTCAGGACGGTAGTCGAATCTATACCTAATAGCGATATAGCGTCCGATATGAATATGACGGATGAGCAGGTCAATGAGTATAAAGCCGATCTTGTCAATGAGTTTAATAAGAAGGTGGATAATTTCACCATGGCCAACAGGTTCGCCGATTCTCTTACCGAGGGTATATCCAATAGATCGTTTAACGCCTATATCTCTAACATGGTATATAATGGTCTTGAGGCGAAGGATAATTTGAACGATATTGCCAATCAGTTAAGAAGGATATACAATACGGATATAGGCCCCGCTCTTGATATATATTCTCGTCTTAATCCTGATTCGAGCAGGGATCTTGAAGAACTTAGGAAGCTTACGGATGATATACAGAGGATGGAGAAGAATATCTTGAGGCTTCAACAAAGTGTCGCGTCGAAGGACGCTCTTGAATCTGATAAGGCTAAGTTGGTCAAGGAGAATGATAGGCTTCTTAAATTAACAGAGGATAGGATCGCATTGGAGAGGAAATTAACTACGTTAATTAACTCAGAGGCTGATATATCTAAGTTGTTCTTAAATAGAAATGATTCAAGGATCAGTGCCGCTGATCTTATGGCGGCTTATGATACTATAGCTGATTTTGAGAACGTCGTATCTATCCGTGGGGTTGATAATTATAAGGAGGCTATGGCATTGCTTAGTGAGTATCGTCATAATCTTGTGGCTTATAAGAATATAAACGAGTCTCTTCGTCGTATGCGTGACAGAAGATTCATCCGGGCGCAGGAGCGCGGGTTCATGAAGATATTATCGAACGTATGGGGTAAGACTTATGAGGAGGATGATAGCAAGTATGATTTCAGGAATACTGATAATCCTGATGCCAATGATCTTTACGCCAACGACCAAGCTATAGACAAGGCTTACCAAGATGGTCTTATAGGGGAGGATGAGGCATTTATGTTCAAGACATATAATCATATGATAGCCAGATCTATGGAGAACGAGATTAAGACCGATGAAGGCAATATAGTCGAGAGGGTTCCTGATGATGAGGATATCATAAATCCTTCTGACGATAGAATCAATAATATAGCTATAAAGATATGGAACGGTAATGAGGATGTCTTATCTCCTAGGGAGAGACAGATATATGATAATAACAAGCCTCGTGTCGATAGTCTAGTTAACGGGTTTGGGGATAATCCTATTTCAAGGATCAATAAGGCTAGATCGATAATAGATAGATTGAAGATCCATGATAATATTTATGATAATATCAAGGACGCTGTTGATGATATTGTAGATATGAATATCAATGGTCTTGATCAGGATCAGATCAAAGAAGCTATAAAGACTTATAATGATCTTATGAATGAGGCTGACAATGGCAATGAGATTGATCAGGATAAGCTTAATGAGGCTATTGATATTATCAATAACTATTCTGATGATCCTCTTCTTCAATTCGTGGAATGGATGAGGTTGTATGATAATGGAAGTATAGCTGTCAAGGATTACGATAAATCCATACCTATGGGTGATGTCCTCACAGAGAGCGAACCCGGGACATCCACCGGCAGGACGGAAGTTAACGCCGCCCAGAACCCGGTGGTGTTGATGGCCCAGAAGAGAGAGATCGGTGGGGTCATGTATTATGAGGTTGGCGGAATGAGACTTGACAGGTTTATGGACGGTCTTGGGCTTAAAAGATCTGATGCCACTGATACTGATAATGGAAGGGTGATGGATTTCACCAACGGAACCGACATATTTACTGTTATAGAGTCAGATAACCACTCAAGATGGATGATTAGCGAGGATGACGCTCAGGCTTTCGAGAACGCTACTGGTGTCATATTGGGGCGGCAGACCGCCTTATCGACCTCCAATTGGTTCATGGTGTATCGCAAGGGGCAGGATGGGTCTATTATCCCTTATTATACGGGTGATACGTTTGGATCTAACAACGAGTCGGTGAATCAGGAAGCAGCGGCTAGCCTTCGCAAGGGTGATATGGTAAGGTTTAAGATGGATATGTCAGATCCATACACCAAGGGACTGTATGATAAATACAATAGACTTAACGCCGTTGATCCTAATTCTGATGAGACTAAGTCGGCTTACAGAGAGCTGGTTGATAATATGGTTATTAAGATCGTGGATAGCGATGGCAATTTCGTCTCGGTACTGAAAGCCAATGACCCGGACTCAAAAGGAAGTAACGCTGATTTAAGGAGTATGGCCTTTGAGTTGTATAGGGATAATGTAGGATCTGTCGCTGGCGAGATTGATATACCGTTCGTAGGTGCAGTAACTAGTGTTTTGCCGGGAAGACCTAATTTTAGCATAAGTGATGATAATGGTACGTTGATGGTATCCGAAAATGACTTTACCAATGAGACGGTTGGTAAGGTCGAGAGCGTAGGATATATAGAGAACGGGGAGGTTACGATGAGAGATAATATTAAGTATAACATATTCCCGTTCTGTACGGCTATCGTTAGGGACAAGTATGGTAATTATAAAAATTCGCGTATCCCGGTTGTAGCTATAAAGACAGGAAATGGAAGAAATTACCTGTACCCCGTAAGATTGAAAAATCAGGATATATCATCATTCTCATCCATGATCGGATCGATGGCTGATAGGATTATGGAAGGTCTAGGCGGAGGCGTAAGTATTGATGATATAATGGATCTTAATAACGCTATAGCCAGATCCGGGTTGGATAATAAGACATATATGATTCCGCTGGCGGGAGACGTGGATGTTATCAAGAACCGGCTTAAAGCTGTCAAGGAAGCGGCTAGCAGGATGCCTATGACCGCTGACGTAAGAGGATGGATAGGTGATTCCAGAACTAAGGAGGATATTTTGATGAATGATGTTACGATCAACATTGATCTTAACAACGATCCTTTCATAGCTCCTAAGTTTAGGATGAGTATCAAGGAGAACAAGGTATCCAAGGAGGAGACGGAAGTCTCGTTCCCTAACCTGCCGGATCTGCCATCGGAGTTCGCCTCGCCTGCGAAGGCTGCCGAGGATAGGTCTTTGGTTTCCGACGGTAACGTAGTATCCGGAGAAAATGAGGCGGAAAATCCTTGCTAAATAAAATATCTTGACTTATCTTTGCGGCGTCAGCCCATCACCTGACGAGTAAGATATTTAAAAGCTGGTCCCTGTCGGGTGTGTGATGGCCCCGGTGGGGACTCTTTATATTATGCAATTAGATGCCTTTTTACATCGGAAGATCATGCAAGACCTACGCATCCAGCGAGTAAAGGTCTTGATGATGCTATACACTAGTAACTATTTTGTCAAGGTCAGACAAAAGCAGTTACTTGATCATACATACGCCTTAAGCAGGGATCAGGCTTTTGATTATATGACTGAGTTCAATAAAAGGCTTAGTGATAAGGTTGGTATAAAATGTACGATGGATATCCTTTTACCTACCGATGACGATAACGCTAATATCATAATCGAGTACAATGGTATCATCAAGAAGCTGATGAAGGAGGCCGAGAAGCTGGAACTTGACACTGACGCCATTAAGGAAATGATGCGTGATCTTCTTAATGAGTTGAAGGATGATATTGATCTTAATATCCTGATATTTGACGTAACCCAGTTACTTATAAAATACAATCTATTTAGGTTGGATGCCATAACCGAGCGGGAGTTCAAGGACTCTTTCGTCAGGATGGATAGTAGGAATATGGAGATAAAGAAATTAACTTTATCTGATATCAAGAAGGTGGTGACGATGATGGAGGATGGGTATGATTACGCTTTATATATGACAGAGGAATGCGATTGTTGATTACAATTTTTGCAAAAATTCCGCTAATTTATACAGAATAGCTTAAAATGAGCGAATTATGAGTTTCTCACCTCAATAAAGGTAATGATTTGGCAATAGTTCTAAATTCTGCATTGTGTATAAGTATGCTTGTCAAACAACTCTTTATTTCTCGATGCAAAGATACAATTTAATTTTTATTTTCCTCCGACTGATATGCTAAATAATAATAAAAGTGCAACAAAAATAACCTGATTTCAAATATATTCCATTATCTTTGCGCTGAACGCAATAATAAAGATAAACGATGAAAGATATAAATCGCATAAAAGTCGTGTTGGTAGAGAAGAAGCGGACAAGCAAATGGTTGTCCGAGTAATTAAGGAAAGATCCTGCAACAATCTCAAAATGGTGTACCAATACCTCACAACCAGATTTAGTAACATTGACCAAGGTAGTTGCTCTATTGGACGTTGATGTTCGTCAGCTTATCAATAAAACAAAAGGAACTAACAGTGATGATTGACAATCATTAGTTCAAAAAAGGATTAATAATGAATACAAAAGTAAAACCATTCATCAAATGGGTTGGCGGTAAAGGACAACTCATTGAACAACTGGAAGCAAAACTCCCAGCTGACTTTGATAATTGGGATGATGCGACATACATAGAGCCATTCGTTGGTGGTGGGGCTATGTTGTTCTACATGCTGCAATAGCATCCAAATATCAAACGTGCTGTTATCAACGATATTAACAGCGATTTGGTTACATGTTATAGAACTGTACGTGACAATGTGGAAGAGTTGATTCCTGCATTGCAGGATATTCAAGCTCAATATTACGCTTTGCAAGACATGGAGGCGAAACGTGAGATGTTTATGGCTGTACGCCAACGCTACAATGAGAAGAATCTTGACCCAATAGAGAATACTGCAAAGTTCTTCTTCCTAAACCGTACCTGCTTCAATGGTTTGTATCGTGTAAACAAAAAAGGTCTGTTCAATGTTCCTTGCGGAAAGTACATGCAGCCACAGATTTGTGATGAAGATACACTTAGAGCAGATAGTGAGTTGTTGAAACGAGTGGAAATATTGGAAGGTGATTTTGAGAATACTTTGCTTTGTGCTAATGGCAAAACTTTGTTCTATCTTGATCCTCCTTACCGTCCGCTTAGTGACACTTCAAGTTTTAATGACTATACAAAAGAAGCGTTCAATGATGATTCACAAGTTAGACTGAAAGAGTTCTGTGACAAAGTGGTATCTGAGGGACATAGCTTTATGTTGAGCAATTCTGACTGCAAAGGAAAAAATGAAGCAGATAATTTCTTCGATGTACTATATGCTGATTACTATATTGATAGAGTTATGGCTTCTCGTAATGTGAATGCAAACGGAGCGAAACGAGGAAAGATTTCCGAACTGTTAGTCCATAGTTATCGCAACACGAAAGATTGGCAATTGAACGATATTAACAGCCACAAGTCACAACGTGTGGCTATAAAACAAAAGGCTTATGCTTAAAGATTTCGATAAATTTATGTCTCAATTGAAAGAGACAAATGCAACTCTTGATTTTTATACAGATTTCAATAAAATACGTCGTAATGTGCAAAACATCGAAATCAGCTTAAATATGCTGAATTTCTTGTTAGGTAAGGATGATTTGTACTCGGCTGTGAAGGCACTTTGGGATAGAGACCCAAAGGTTTTCAACGTACTTGACATTCTTATTGCCACCAGAAGAGAGGGCAAGAAAAAGTTCATAGATGTCGATGGAGAGATAAAATTGATAAAAACATTGTTTTCATCTGTCGATGGAATAATGAAGTTTTTTGTAAAAATATCTCCTGTTTGTTTGTGGTTTCAAAATAAGGTTCTATATTTGCGGTGTCTATCCGTTGCTAGACCATAAGAAGATATTAACTCGCCTAAGCGTAGGCGATAGATGAGGGTCATCAGTGGGGTAACGGACGCTGGTGGCTCTCGTTGTTTTTATATTATGAGTGAATTATCTGAGATTTTTAGTTATGATGGAAATGAGGTGACTTTTAAGACGATCAATGGAACGACTTATATTAATGCCACAGAGATGGCTAAACACTTCAATAGAAGACCAAATGATTATTTATCGCTAACATCTGCAAATGAGCTGGTTAGTGCAATTACCAGAAAAACTGGTAAATCTGAAAATCAGTTAGTTATAAAGAAGACTGGAATGCCAGCTTTTGGAGGTGGAGTATGGCTGCATGAAGATATAGCTATAGATTTTGCTCAATGGCTTAGTATAGATTTTAAGTTATGGTGTGCAGACAAGATAAAGGAACTTCTATTGAAAGGGCATACATCAATAAATAGGAATAACTCTGATATAAGCAGAAACGATCTTCCATCTGATTATATAGAGGCATTAGAGGCGTTACTTAAATCTGAAAAGGAGAAAAAGGCATTAGCTGAGGCGAAGAAAGCTGCAGAGGAAGCCAAAAGGATATCTGATAATATTATCAAAGAACAGGCTCCTATGGTTGAGTTCGCTAAGACAGCCGAAATAGCCCAAGAGACAGATATGTTGATCAGAGAGGTTCGGGAGAAGTTGGAGGCTCATGGTTATGATATAGCGGAGAAGAATCTTCGTATATTGCTTGAGGATAATAAGTTCTTCGCTAAGACCGGTAAGAGGTGGTTGCTTTCCCAAAGGATGATAGATCGTGGTTATGCTCGTTACAGATATCGTGATGACGATGAGTTTTATGGAACTAACACTGTTTATGTAACTCCTAAGGGATTCCAGTGGATCGTGTCTAAGATATCTAGGGAATGGATGCCTAGGTTCTTGGAATTAAAAGGCAGGGTTCTCAGTAGATCAGATAAGGATATTTTCGCTAAACGATAAACTCCATTTTTTATAATTTAGGATTGAGTTTTTGCCTGTCCGTGAGGATCGGCAAAAAGATTTGTACTTTTCGGAGAAACATAAGGTTTGTTATTATTGTTATTTGGCTCCCGTCCGCTCGTGAGAGTAGGCGGGATTTTTTATATCTTTGTGTCAAAACGATTTAGCAATGGGAAGATCTTGTTATGTGATAAAAAATAAGGAGGGTGGGGTAGATAATGTCCTTGCCCCTAACAACCAACCATCCGGATTATACCAAAGGGCGATGGAGGTGCTGGGCGACCAGAAGCAGGCCTTATCGGTCTGGGGTACGGCCTACTCCACCGACTTCGTGTCTTTCTTTGGCGATTGGATGTCCATGCCATCGGAATATGACCTAGATAGTAACGGGGAACCTAGGTATGATGATGTCATGTCCTTTATCAAGCGGAAGAACTATTTCGCTGGCAATTTCATGGCCGATGAGGTTAAGGATATCAATAACACCCTTACTTCCTTGGGAGTCGATAATATCAACGATCTTAATGATATGATCGTATCTAACTTCCTTTCCGGCGGTGATATATTCCTCAATAGGTACAATCTTGAGCGATCGGGGATGTATGATGCTGATGAGATTGATAATATCATGACAAACCGATCGGAGTATGAGCGGGTAAGGGATATGATGAGGAGGATTGTCGATTTTATGTCTGAGGGGGATCTCAATGAGAAGGATACATATTTCTTGTCCTCCGAATCAGGCCTTGGTGATGATTATATGATATATGAGGATGTGTATGATTCATTGGGAAAGAGAAGGGTCTTGAATCCAATGGAGGTAAGGGATACGATCATGAGGGCGGTAGGCGGTATCAGCGACCGCCGGGAGTTCGATCAGGCTTTCGCCTCCATCCCATACCCTTCCTTGGCGCTCCGGTATCAGGAGGATCAGGATTACGCCGATCGGATGTATGACACATATCGTAATATGACCCGTATGGAGGTTCGGAGTCAGGACGGAAATACGATTACCGACTTGTACTTCAATAGTACCACACCGTATATCAGTATGCCTAAGGATATGAAGGGTCTAAGGGATAAGGTTGGGGAGATAATCGATATGGATGATTTTAAGGACATCAAGGACGTTGCCGGACGTCTGCATGACATAGCCATGGATCTTGCCGACATGGGCGTGGATATAAGCGAGGCGATCAGCGATGAGATGGTTATATCCAGACCTGAGGATATCCGTGATCTTATGGCGTCGCTGGACGTCATGTTGTCTTCCATACAGGCCGGCAATTCGGTATACGATAGCTTTATCTCCGATCTTGATAGGATAACAGGGAAAGGGAATCCGATATACGAGGTTCAGGATACTTATTCTACTGGGGATAGGATGGTGTATGTAAGGTCCGGGAATACATCCCCTTCCGATATGTATGATAGGAGCATGTTGTATATGGGTAGGAATATGTACCATAACACGGCCCCGATAACCGACACCGATCAGGCCTATGAGATGTTGGCCGATATCGGGATAGAGCGACCTTCGTACTTGCCGGCTGGCGTGGTTCCCGCCGGGGCTTCCCGTTCCGATATTGACGTGATCAAGGATAACATAAAGAAGCTAGTTATGTCCAACATCTCATCCTCGAATACTGAGAACATGATCCTTACCAGATTGATATACCAGCATCCCGTAACCCCTAAGATGGATGATGTCGATATTGATCGGGAGTTCAGGAGATACGAGGCTAGGCAGGGAAAGGATCGGGATTTTATCAAATCCTGTACATCGTTGAGGAAGATCCAGATCAAGGAAAGGTTAAAAAAATCGGATTTATATAATAATGTCTTGCGCTTCCTTGATTTTAATGGATTTTATAACGTATCTTTGAACCACCATGACAGAGGTACGTTAAAAAGCATGGAGATGTCGTTGCCGGAAGGTCAGGTAAGGAATCTTCTGTTTGACGTGGCTATCGAGTCCGGTGACAGTAGCATGAGAAACCTTTTCTATCTGGATAGTCAGGATAGGATGATGGATGCCGGGTTTTACAGGTATCTGTACCAAAGGAATCCGGGCCTGCTCCGGGAGGTCAACGGCGGCGTCGAGGTGAGACCGGACGGTTCGTTCTTGGCTCGTGGGAGGTATGATGATTTCGTGTCATTCCAATCCGGTTTATATGAGAAGGTAGGTGAGACGATTGATGGTGCGATATACAGGTTCGTTGATGATCTTATATACTCCGATCCATCATCATATCAAGAAAACATGGTACGAAGGATGGGTGACGTTACGGTAAGGAGTGACGATAACCGCCTGTCAAGGATAGAGGATGATCCCTCATCCAGCAAGATAGTTAATGAATACACTGCTAATACAAATAAGTTGATGCGAGATTTTTCGTGTAGTTAATCTCTCTTTGACGTCGTGAGACGTTTTCTTTCGAGCATTGAAACATTGAATTTATAGATTTGCATGAATCCGGGCCGTAGTGATACGTTTCGGATTTTTTGTCTTGTACCGGTTCTTATTAATACCAATTACATGACATGACGTGCTTTGATGATGACATATATCACGATCCTAGGATTATTAATTTTTGAACTTCGTAACGCCCACTATCAGGTGGGGTTATTATTAATTCAAAAATAAATAGACATGGGTACAAGTGGAGACAAAATCGTTTTGTTAGACGGTATGGGTTCCGGTAGTGGAAGCGCCACTAACGGTTTATTATCTATGATTCCGGGTATGTTCGCCAATTTGATAGGCGGAAATAAGATGGATCCGAACTTGGTAGCGGCTTTGATGAACGGTCGTAACAACCAAGACGGTTTCGGCGGGGCTAACGGTTGGTGGTTGTGGATCATCGTCCTGTTCTGGTTATGGGGTGGCCGTGGCTTTGGCAATGGTTTTGGCAATGGTAATGAGTGTTGCGCTAATGGTCTTCCAGCTCAATTGAATAACGACTATGGTCGTGAGTTACTGATGCAGGCTATCCAAGGTAACAGAAGCGCTATCGATCAGATCGCTAACGCCTTGAACTGTACTACCACTCAATTGCAAAGCGCTATCTGTAACGTACAAGGCGCTATCGATAAGGTAGCTGGTCAGGTAGGTATGACCTCTCAGGCTGTTATTAACGCCGTACAGCAACAAGGTTGTGAGATCGGTAATCAAATTAGCTCTTGCTGCTGCAATTTGAGTTCTTTGATCAACCAAAGCACTTGCCAGACTCAGCAGATGATCAACAATCAAGGTTATGAGAATCGTCTTGAGACATTGAATCAGACTAACACGTTACAAAACACTATTAATCAAGGATTGACGAACAATCGTGAGCAAGCCACGAGTCGGTTCAATATCTTGAGCGCTAAGATTGATGCTCAAACAACCTTGATTAATGATAAATTCTGTCAATTGGAAATGCGTGAGATGCAGAATACGATCAATCAGTTGCGTGATGAAAGGTCGGCTTACCAAGCCTCCGCGTTGACTCAGCAACAGACTCAGAATTTGATCAACCAGTTGAGACCTACCCCTGTGCCGGCTTATCCTTCATGCTCTCCTTACCAGACTTATGGATGGGGTCAAGCATTTTATGGAGGTAATTACGGATGTGGGTGCAACAATGGATGCTGCAACAACGGAAACGCCGCTATTTAACTCTATAAAGGAAGGAGGCTATTATGGCTTGTGTTTCTAAAATAGGGTCTCTTTATGAGTTGGTCACGAAGAACGTGGTAGTGACTACTACCAACACCATCTTCGGCATCAACCCAAGGATATGGCTGTCCTTGCCATGCGAGGGCCTTCTGCTGCTGAAAATCCGGCAGGTGGTTCCGACAACAGGCGAGACATTGCCAGTACAGATAGCTATTCCAGCGAACAGCACCGTATCCACGGTAGGTGATGACACATGCTGCCCGGTAACCGGCGTGGCTGTGGTGAACCCGATCAACGTGGCTGTGACCGGAGCGGCTATGGTTAACAACACCGAACGCCTTGTTTATTTCAACAAGGTAAGGGGTGTATTGAGGCTCATGGATTGCTGTGTGCCTACAACTTCCGCCTCGGCGTCGGAGACGACTGTTGATGAGGAATAGGTTAGATTGGATGTCTAATGGGAGGGTATTCCCTCCCGCTTAAAAATCGAGATATGTTTAGAGACTTAAAGAAAGGATTTCAAGTATATACGCTGGATACGTCCGATGTTCCGGTGTTCAGGATGGGGAATGTGGTTAACGTGTCCGAGCCTAGGTTCCAGCAACCCCAGATGGGCCAGATGGGGCAATATCAGCAACTACAGGATAGGGTGATAGACCTTACCGTGGAGATAAACGGGTCTTCCATGACCTATGTCGTACCGGAGAGCAGGGATGTCGCTATGTCCAATAACATAACTTTGGCCTGCTCGGTCGATCCGATCATGAACCAGCTTAACGCCGCTAAGAGAACCAGCTCCGATATTCTCGATAGTATCGATAAGCATAGGAGGACGCTAGAGGCTTGTGATTCGATCCTTGAGGAAATCAATCCGGCTTTTAAGCAGACTAAGGATCAAGACCGGAAGATCAAGAATCTTGAGGAGAAAGTCGATAGGATGGGATCCTCTTTCGATGAGCTAAAAGAGTTGTTAATTAAAAAATTAGGTTAAGATGAGAGTTATAGATTTAGGCGGCGGTCACGATGAGGACTACGATGATGAGATCTACGATCGTAGAGGCGGCCGTGGACGTAGCAGACGTTCGGATGGAACTTACATGGGTTATGGTGGCGGAATATACGACCATTATGGCAAGGAGCATGACGGTAGGATGGATGAGCTAGAACGCCGTGAGCGTGATCTCGAAAGACGTGAGAGGGAGCTGGAACGTGACGAGCGTGAGCTTGAGAAACGTGAGAGACTCCATGAACGTGAGGACGAGATGTATCGCAGGGGATGGTTCGGTGAGCGCGGCATCCGTGACGAGTACGAAGGTACTGAACCGTATATGCGCAGGGGACGCAGGAGTCGTTACTACTGAGGAGCAGACGCCGATGACCCGGATTATAAGCGGTACATAGACACCCATGGATATCACTTTTCCAAGGAGTTGGCTAGGGAAGCCGCCGACAAGATGCTTAACGCTGACGGATCCAAGAGAAGATGGACGATGGAGGACGCTAAGCAGATGTTCGATAAATGCGGGGCCAAGAAACCTGATAACGCCACTTGGGGAGATATCCAATACCTGTTCGCTATGTTCTATAGCGACTACTTTCCTAAGGTATTGGATTGCGACCAGAAAATAGTCAAGGCTGTCTTGGCTTATCTGGAAGACCCTGACGCCCCGGAAGGTACGGCGTTCGTAAGGTATCTGGCGGTGCGGTGCTTCGTCGGTGACACAATCAAATGGAGTGAGATGATATGATTTGATACAACGTTGGAAGAACCCTGTCGGCGATAGAATACCGATGGGGTTTCTTTTTGCCTGTAACTTTATTATGGTTAAGATCAATTAAGATAGATCTTTTGTTCAGGTGATTATATATCAATTTATTGATATAATTTGACGCTTCACAGCCCTGGCTATTGCCAGCGACTCCACGTCCCCTACCCGGTTCACCACCGGTGTTTTGTTAATATTTTCTTGGCTCAGAAGATTTTGTTTTTCCAACCCAAATTTTTTAATATTTTGTGCCGCAAGAAGATCCCTATCATTTATATAGCCACATGAAGGGCATACCCATTTTCTGTCTGATAGCTTCAAGTTTTTGTATATGTAGCCACATTTGCACATTTTTGATGATGGTTCGAAGCGACCTATTTTGATCAAGTTGACTCCGTTCCAATCTGATTTATATTGCAGCATTCTAAAAAATTCACTCCATGAAGCAGAAGAGATACCTTTAGCAATACAATGATTTTTTAACATACCTTTTACATTAAGATCTTCGATGATAATAGTTTGGTTCTCACTTACTATCTTTTTACTGACCTTATGTAAGAAATCTTGTCTACGGTTTCTAATACGTTCGTGACAGATGGCTACATTATGTTTTGCCTTACATCTTCTGTTGCTCCCTTTTTGTTTGCGAGATAATCTTCTTTGTAAGCATTTAAGTCTTTTTTCTGCATTCCCTAAATGTTTAGGATTTTGAAATACTTGACCATTGGAGAGAACTGCGAAGTCCTTTATGCCTACATCAATACCTATTGATGTATTTGGGTCGATAGGTGATTTATCAGGATATGGTATACTGTCATCGACATTAATGCTTACATAATATTTGTTGGTTGATGATTTAGATATCGTAACAGTCCCTATCTTACCTTCGAATTTTTTATTTGGATAAAATTTAACCCATCCTATTTTAGGTAATCTTATTCTATTTAAATTAAAATCAATATTTACACCATCGGTTTCTTTGTATGATTGTTTTCTACTGTGTTTGGACTTGAATTTTGGGAATCCTGTATGTTCTCTAAAGAATTTAGTGAAAGCAGTATCCATGCATCGTATTGATTGTTGTAAGGATACTGAGGATACTTCATTAAGCCAATAGGTATCTTCCATTTTCTTTAGATTCGGCAACAATTTGCATAAATCAATAGCCGTAAGCTTAATCCCATCACTTTGATAAGCTTCAATACGTTTTTGCAAGGCCCAATTATAGACATATCTACAGCATCCAAAAGATTTATTGAAAAACATTTTTTGGATTTTTGTTGGATTAAGTTTATATTTGAATGCCTTTATCATGGCGCAAATATAATATCTTAATAAGATACATGCAATTTATTAGGATATTATTTTAACATGATATCTTTTTGTTCATGGCAGGGTGGGCGGGAATGAAAAAAGGCATCCTCACGGACACCCTTCCCCTTTGGTTGAAAATCACTTAAAACATTATGAGTTACTACACCGCAAATATAGATAATTAAATACAAACTGCAATGGGTAAGGGGTATTATTGGATAGAGCCAGTGGATCAGACGTTAAATGATTTCCAATTTTATAAGGCACGTATCGTAGGCGATCCTGAATATGACGAGAAACATCATCGTGTTATATTGAGGACTGATAAGTATTTCCCTGTCGGAAGTATCTTCCATGTCTTAAAAGACCCAGAGATGTTTGTTATAGAGAGGAAGTTTAAGACATGGGGGAATAAGTATGTCGTTAAGCCTTGTGAGGGTGAATGGGAATGGGAGTCTGTCCAGAAACTTAAAGACAAGGCTATTATATTCCGTAGCGGATTCCTGCACGGGGACGGCAGCTTCTAACGCCTGCCCGCATCTACCCCCCCCTATATTTCTTGGTATTTATGTATATAACTATATTTGAGCAAAAAAATAAGTGTAATATGGCAGATTTTCAAGGTAAATACAATGGTGATCAGATAGAGCAGCTTTTGGATAAGGCTAATGATATTGATCTTACCAAATATGCTCTTAAGACGGATAATGCCCCTACCGCCACTAAATTACGGGCGGCTAGGACCATAGCGCTGTCCGGGGCTGTTACTGGTAGTGTCTCATCGGACTTCGGAGACAACGTAACTATCTCCACGACATTGGCCAATTTTGATGCCTCTAAGATCGCGTCCGGAACCATCAGCATAGATAGGTTACCTAAGGCGGCTTTGGAGAGATTGATCGTGGTAGCTGATGATACGGCTAGATTCGCCCTTACCACCGCTACGGCTCAAAGCGGTGATACGGTAAAGGTCACGTCTACAGGTAAGATGTATCTGATAAAAGACGAGTCTAAATTAAGCAGTGAGGATGGGTATGAGCCTTACACGGCCAGTCAGGCTTCCTCCGTGCCTTGGTCCGGGGTTACGGGCAAACCAAGTACCTTCACCCCTCCCACGTCCTCCGCTACCGTTCTTGGCGGTATTAAGGTAGGATATACGACTTCCGGGAAGAACTATAAGGTACAGCTGGATTCGTCCGGCAACGCTTACGTTAACGTTCCGTGGACGGATAATAACACAACGTATAATGAAGCCACGGCCGACACCTTAGGATTGGTTAAGATCGGCTATGTTTCTAATGGAAAGAACTACGCTGTGCTATTGGCTAATGGCAAGATGTACGTCAATGTCCCTTGGACTGACAGTAACACGACTTATACCCAAGCTACAAGCGATAATCTGGGTCTTGTTAAGATCGGGTATTCAGCTAACGGAAAGAATTACCCGGTAGCTCTTGACGGAAATGGTAAGATGTATGTGAATGTTCCGTGGACGGATACCAACACGACATACACCAATATGGGAGCCGCTTCTGCCTCAGCGGCGGGAAAGGCAGGTTTGGTCCCCGCACCTGCCGCCGGAGCGCAAGCCAAGTATCTTCGTGGTGATGGGACATGGCAAACTCCTCCTAACACCACATATAGTAACATGGGAGGAGCAACGTCCTCAGCCGCAGGATCGGCGGGATTGGTACCCGCTCCGGCCGCCGGCAAGCAAGCCTCCTTCCTTCGTGGTGATGGCACATGGGTGGTTCCGACAAATACCACATACGCCAAGGCCAATACCACAACCTTAGGATTGGTGATGATCGGATATGCCGAGAATGGTAAGAATTATCCGGTAGAGCTGGATAGTAGTGGTAAGATGTATGTCAACGTGCCTTGGACGGATACTAATACAACGTATGGTGTTGTAGGAGCTAACGGGTCCACGGGGTTGGTCAAGAACGGCAGTGCCGTGACAAGCGCTTCCGGCTATACCGCCTGTCCTATTGTCGGTGGTATCCCCTATTATAAGGATACGAATACTACCTACGCCAATATGAAGGCGGCTACGGCCTCGGCGGCTGGTGCTGCGGGATTGGTACCGGCCCCAGCCGCTGGCAAGCAGGCATCTTTTCTTCGTGGCGATGGAACGTGGGTCGTACCTACCAATACCACATACGGATTGGCCTCTACTACAGCTAACGGCTTGTTGAGACAGCTTAATGGCAGTACATCCAGTTTCATGCGTGGAGATGGCACTTGGGCTACACCTCCTAACACGACATACGCCGTGGCCAATGAGTCTACTAACGGTTTGATGGCGGCCGCCGATAAGAAGACCATGAACAGGCTTATAGGGGTTAATACGGTCACGACATTAGCTAACCTGCCTATTAGCAAGAGAAGTATCACGGCTACGTTATCAGCCGCTACCACCCTATCCGTGCAGTCAGGGATGCAGATAGGGGAGGAGCTGATGATCAGGTGCGTCCCGTCGGCGGCTTTCACCCAAGCGATACCCAACTCCGGGGATTATGTCAGCATGAGCGGAACTTCTATCACCACTACGGCTAACAAGCCTTTCGAGATAAATATCTGGTGTTACGCTTCAGGTAAGTATAGCATCGCCGTTAAAGAACAAGATTAATGATATAAGACATGAGCTACGTATATATAAACAGGGAAATATATCCCAATCAATTAGTTCAGGACGATCCGCTTGATGATAATTACGCTAAGGGCTATAGTTATGATGATTACATTAACGGGAATCCCGCCCCATGGATAGAGCTTGGGGAGGAGCAATTGGCGTTCAAGGAGGCTAATCCTAAAGCTACGGTTAAGGAGATTATCGAGGCTAAATTGGATGACTCAAGGCTTCTTAATGAGGAGAAATCGGCTAAGTATGAGGAGATCAGGACTTATGAGAATAATAATCTTCATGAGTTTTTCTTGGATGACCAAAATATCTATATCCCTGAATATGATAGGCGTAACGCTTTGGCTGATGGGGCTATAGCTGGTAAGATAACGATCATGGGTCTGAAGTTTGATATGACGGAAGGCAAGATCTTGATCGGGATGATGGATAAGTATGATAATGACCTGATGTCGGCGTTAGGAGCCAAACAGAGGGAAGTAAGCTTAGCCACTACCGTAGAGCAGGTGAGGGCTATTGACGCTCAGTCCGGCTATCCAGATAAGGTAAATATCACCATGACTTATGTCCGGCAACAGGCAAAGGAGAAAGATGTCTCCGATCCTCAGAAAGTGGCTGTCAGATTCTCCAGAATGGTGGTTAATAACAAGACTATATCTTTATCCCCTAATGAGAAACTGGATGTTAAGGTTCTATTCCCTATATGGGGACAAGAAGGGGCGGAGTTCGGGTTGTCGGTGGATGCCGGATTCTGTCTCAGGGTGGTGAAGGACGATACGGATATCCTTTATGAGGTTATTCAACAACATACATTATCAAAGGAATGGGAACCCGGATTGGATACGGCCTCCTTGTATAAGGTCGTTGATAAGGAGCATGCCGGCACTATAGAAGACCCTATCCCGTATTTCCCTCCAATGGAGATATTCAAGGATAAATATTACATCCAGAACGCTGATGTATATAAGTGTACTAGGGATAGCGGAACTCCTCTTAGTCATAATCTAAAGGACTTGATCGGGTTGTATGTTGAGGTTGTACAGGGCTAGTTGTATCTACCCCCCCCCTATATTTGGCTTGTGATATGATACAAGTTATTTTTGGCATAATAAAATGACATTTGTAAATATATTTAAGTATGGCATCACAAAAATTTGGTTTCGTAACCATTGATCCGGTATCAGGATCAGGCAATATGGCTGTTAACATATCTGGTGATAAATACACTGGTCGTGTTCAGCGCACGCAAAATTTTACCGTCACGACTAACGGAGGCGTATCCAAGGCATTGATCGTTAATCAAGAGGCGGCTGTAGAGACTGTTACCGTTGATAGCCCCGCCGCTTCTGTCCCAAAGACAGGTGGTACGGTAACTATCACAGGTAAATCCAACAGTACCAAACTTACGTTTACGGCTACTCCCGCCGAGGAGAATGGCCTGACTTTGACCTTGCCGACGAATTATACGGCTGCTGGTAAGTCAACCGCCAATGGCGCTGTCATAGCCGATGACCCCGGAGCTACCGGCGAGTTCGTATGGAGTATTTCTATCGCCAATGTTCCGGCCAACGTCACTGTAGAGGAATTGGTAGCCAACTTGACCGTGACGGCTAATGGCGGTCAGAACGCTCAGGTAACTATCACTCAGGCAGCTGGAGACTCTATGTTAGAGCTTGACAAGGAGGTTATTAATCTGGATGTTAACGGTACGGCTCAGACAGTTAACGTAACTGCTAATGACTTATGGACTTGGGCGCAAGCAGCAGCTAAGACAGCCTTAAGGATGATGAAACGATAATAGGTTAGGAAATAATGGTATCGAACCCCAATTGGATAAATCCGGTTGGGGTTCACTTGTTTTGCTATCTTTGCAATAGAACGAAAAATGATATAGATATGGCTAATGATTTGAATGTAAATTGGAAGGACGGGGTAGGCGAGGTAACGGACCAGCCTCTGACCGTCAGTCCGGGGTCCGGGGCCGGAAGCGCCCCCGTTTCCTTTGGCTCGGTGATGAACAACGGTCTTGATCGGACTCTTGAGCTGGAGATAACAACTCCAAAAGGTGTTAAGAAGACGCTCACGGTGAATCAGGAGGGATGCCGGCAGGCTTATATCACGAGCGACGGCAAACGATGGCTGACTAGCGACAATCGGGTATATGGGGTTTTGAAAAGCGATGCTCCATGCGAATGCACGGGTGATTGCCCTTGATATTTTGTTTTTACGAATTTTGTAATTACATTTGTGGCGCATGTCCATCACCATGCTTTTCGTCGCTAATTTATTATAAGGGATACCGGTCTGTGATGGGATCGGCATCCCTCTGTTTTTTTTAATATGGAGAAGATAAATGTTTTCGATGTTCAGGTTCCTGATGGGAGACAAATCCGTTGTATGTCGTATAATAAGGTTACTTATTTTGATCTTGACGATATATGTAAGTTATGTTTTGACTCATACGATCTACATGATGTGGCTGACACTAAGGTCATGAGTGAGTTCCTCCATCGTGACGGGAATCGTTATTGGACTACGATAGATGGCGTAAGGCAGTTGTATCGTAGGATTGAGTGTAAGATGTGTTTTAAGGTAATAGAGAAATTGAGAAAGTTATGAGGGAGCAGAAATTTGATTTCGTGATATATCCGTTGGATTTGATTATCACTGTTGGATTAGATTATAAGACGTTGTGTGATCGTTTCGAGAATATGGAACCTGAACACGAGGGGAAATGGGGAGATGAAGATGATATGGATAAGGAGGCGTCTTTCGTAAATTTGGTAAGGGATAGGGACGATGATGATAAATTCGCCATACTTTGGAATTTTTCGAGCGACGATGATTTAATAATGAGAAATATATGTCACGAGTCATTCCATATAGCAATGAGCGTATGCCAGTTTTGCAATATGTCTCTTGGTTTTAAGGTTGGAGAGGATGAACACGCAGCATATATAGCCGGCTTTGCTGGTGATTGCGTTAGTGAGTTCATCAATAGTAAGAATACGGATTAAGTCATAAATTCTATAAGGAATATAAGAATATCAGCCTCCGCTTATTTGTGGGGGCTTTTTGTTTATCTTTGTCAAAAACATGAAGTTATGTCGAGTTGCGTAATTAAAAGGAATAAGGAAGGTAAGATAGCCCGTGTCTTGACTCCTTCCGGCGAGGTATCTACCTTGTTCGATAAGATAGCGGGTATAGCCGCCGTAAGTGACCTTAATAAGGCCGCTGAAGCTTATATGACTATTTATAACGATAAGTTCAGGTCTAAGTTCGGAGACTGGACGAGATCCGCACCAAGGAATAAGGAGGCGGCCAGATCCATAAGTGCCAGACTTAGCGCCAGCAAGTGGGGGCAACTTATGTCAGCCAAGGTCCTGTCCGCCATAAGCGATATGGATGCCCCAGCGTTGGCCAGAAGCCTTGGGAATAGCGACAATGTCGTGGCTTATCTTACCTCCGGAGAGGTAGGTGATGTCAATGATATGGCTGTGGTAGATACATCCACGGTACAGGAGGTGGATCTGGATTCCATAAACGAGGATAATATTGGTGATACGATACTGAAAGAGGCGTCATGGGATGATATAAGGGCTATCAGGGAGAATATAGATATTAAGGAAACAGCCCGTATGTTATGGAAGGCCGTGGAAAGCGCTTTTACCGGGCAACGACCTAATATTAGGGTGAAGGGTGGAAATATAGATGGTGAGATTATATTCTCCGGCAATGTCTTGCCTTTAAATGATATTGAGAATTATACTCCTCCATCTTCAAGATTGGTATATGATTCCGGTGAGCCTCGCCTATTCTTTAGATCGGATGACGGCAAGATACACGACTCTTACGCCAACGCCATAAAAGGCTCGTCCGGCGGGCGGATCGAGACCGGGTTCTTGGCCGGCAGTGTCGAGGAGAGCGACGTCCCGTCCGGCACGGCTGACATCTCCTTTGGCTCGTCCTCCATAACCCTTAACAACAGTGATTCGTTCATCCCGGTCCTTGGCATCAGCTCAGATTCTAATATAAGTACCCGTGGAGGGTTTGTCAATTACCTTATCAAGAAAGGTCTGTTGAGCGGGGAGCGTATAAGGCTAGGAGATAGGTATTATCTTACAGGGGCCGGCAACTCCGATGGTCTTAAGATCTATAACGCTATGGATGCCTTGTCTAGGCTAAGGAATAGGTTTGGAAGTCAGTCCTCCGAAATGAACGTATTGGGTTCTATAGGTTTTGATACGGAGGTAAGTAATGATCTTGATCTTATCACGACATCAGGGGAGAAGGTTACGGTAAGCAGATCGGAGATCAAGGGCATGTTAAGGCAAGGTAAGTTTGAGGAGCTTAATAATAAGTATGATGGGTTCATAGAGCTAGCCTTGTCGTTGATGATGGAGGATAACGCCTTGTACGGAAGTAATGTCCGTGGGGTTATTGAGAACGAGAAGGCGGAGGATCTTCAGAACAGGACTGATATCACCAACATCTTATCCACGTTAGGTATCCGTGTGATGGGTATGTCTGAGTATATGGATAAGTATAAGATGCGTAATGGTGTCGAGCCTTCGGCTAGGGCATTGTCCGATATGGCCAATGGGGTTATCGCCTTGGCTGAGGGAGCTACGGTAGAGGATCTTAATGAGGAGGTGGCTCATTTCTTGATCGATACTTACCGTAACCAACAGGAGATTGACGAGGTTCTGGACTCTGTTGTCGGCACGCCATTATGGAATCAATTCGTCGGTCGTTACTATGAGGTGTATGGGAAGGAATACCAAGGAGAGGAGCTGGATTGGATGGTGAAGCGGGAGATCCTAGGTAAGACGTTGGCCCAGCGGTTCGTGCCGGGCATGGAACAGGCGGTAGAGGATCTGACCTCGTCCGAGGACGCCCAGCTCTCCTTGTTTGGCAGGATGGTACGAGCTATACGTAATTTCTTCTCCAGCCAAAGATCGGATTTAAATAAGGTACTTGACAGGATAAAGGAGTCGGCGTTAGCTGATGATCCAAGCGCCTTTGACGTGCTTCTGCTAAAGGATAGCGATCATCTCATGTACTCGTTATCGGACGTTGACGTGGCTAATAAGTTGATCAAGAACGGTAGGTCATTGGAAAGGCTATACACCAGATTGCAGAGGATGAGATCAAGCCAAAGCCAGAGGATCGGTGAGAGTATCTCCCTTCTTCGTGATATAGGCGAGAAGGTGAGACAAGTCGGGGGTGAGCTTAATAAAAACAACAACCTGTTATCCACCAAGAGTGTCATAGCGACCGCCAAGGCTGAGGTGGAGTATTTGGTTACGGTCGCCAGTAGCTTGCGTAAGAGCGACAAGGGATTGGATTATGAGACGATACAGGTTATCGATAACGTATATGGGGAGATAGTACCGTTAATCAGGAATCTTCGTGGATTCGTCAATAATCAGGCGGCGGATTATTATGGCAACAACAAGGTTGGCATGGTAGAGGATATGGATGATATATTGCGGATGGCTGAGACATCTATGTCTGATATAAACGCCCTTCGTAGCGATCGTAACGAGGATTGGCTGGATGGACAGCTCCGGATGTTTAATATCCCGGAAAGATATTGGAATGGGATAAAGAAGTTGATAAATAACATCCATAAGGATATCAATGTCATGTCCCGGTTTTTCGGGACGTTAGAACATAGCGGGAACGCTATCTTAGGCATGTTAGGGCAACGTCTTGCCAAGGCTTATAACGACGCTCATGTTGAGGGCGTGGCTAATATCAATAAGATGACGAAGATGATGAAAGAGCGTGGATGGGGGATAAAGGATAATGAGGATCTTATACAGAAGATAAACGGTAAGAACTCTGATTACCTTGATTCGTCCCGTGATTTCGCCAAATACGATTTACTGTACAGGACCGAGCAGGCTAAGGCTATTATCGATATATATGATCTTAAGAATGTTATGGGTAAGACCGAGAAGCAACTTATCGACATGCTTTTATCTGATAAGGGGCTTAAGGTCAAGACTCGTGATGATATCGTAGGGTATGATGGGGATAAGCCTATTACAAAGGAGGTCAATCATATATTCAAGACAAGTATCCAGAATTTTGATATCTCGGCCATGACGTTCGAGGATCAGCAACGATATCTCGACGCGATAAATAGGTGGTTGGATGAGAACCGAGAGAAACCTATGGTGCAGGCTTATTACGATAAGATCGAGAAAGTTGATAAGAAGGTCGAGGAAAGACTGGGTCGTAGGGTATCGCAAGCCACGTCCGATTTCATGACCCGTATCCGCAGGAGCAGGTATGTGGCTATGGATAAGTTCGTGAGGAACGGGAAGGTCGATTGGAAGGCGTTTCAATCCGATCCTATAGCTTGGAGATCTTATCTGGATATTTTACGTGACAGGGCTATAGCTAAGAGCGAGTGGTATTCCGATGGGACACCAAAGGAAGAGGGATCAGAGGCTCTGATGATGTCCGAGGAGATCAAGGCCTGGGACGAGGCATGGGCCGAGGAGTTCGGGAATACCAACGAGGGTCGTAAGGCTTCCGCTGAGTTTAAGGAGATACTTCGTGGGATAGAGCGGTCTGAGGGCGGTAAGGCGGCGTTCGAGTTCCTGCTAGCCGGCGGTCATCTTGGCTTCTCCAAGGATATGTGGGGATCCGAGGAGGGTGATTATTACGAGAATCTTGTTGATAAGATCACGGAGCAATCTGTATCATCATCAAGAATAGAGAAGGTAGAGGAGGCGATGGCGACAATAAACGAGATCAATGACCAGCTAAGGCCTTTGCTTATCCAGTACCGGGATAGCACGAGATACGGGGAATATGATTTCGATAGGTTACGTGGATCCGCCTCATTAAGAAAGATAAACGAGTTATATGATCGTCTGGCTGAGGCTAAGAGCGTTATTAACGCCGCCGCTTCCGCTGAGGCTATTGAGATGGATATGCCTGATACGGTGGAGAGTGGAGTCACGGATTCTTACCGTAACGCTTTAAGGGATGCCATGGCATACGACAAGGGTATGGATGAGATTAAATTCGCCAAGGAACATATGTCTGCCCGCTCCCGGAGTCAGGTGGATAGGATGGCCGCTAAGCTATCTAGGAAGAACCCGTCATGGACGACCGTGGAGGTATCGTTTTTGAGAAGGAAATACGGTCCTGACTTCAATAATAAGCTAGCTAACGGCATAGCGATGGGTAAGACTGATGAGATCCTTGTCGAGTACGCCAGAACCCGGTTGTATCCTTATATGAGGAAATACTCTCCCAAGGGATATTCTGATTTCGTTAGGAAGATAAATAACGGTACGTATAAGGTATCCGAGTTCTTTGATGCCATAGAAAATGGTATATCTAAGGAAGAGAGCGTATCCCGTTTCGGGTTCGATATTAATATGATCGACCTGACGATCAACAACCAGTGGCTTGATGAGGCCGACGTCGAGAGTTCTTTCCGTAATCCTAATTATAATCCCGATCTGGGTTATGGATATCATACGCCTAGGTTCGATAAGTACAAGAACGAGGCTTTTTTCAAGAAATACGGTATTACCAACGAAGGGGAGGAAGCTACGATCAATAAGGATAAGTGGGAGATGAGGAAGGAGCTGCTTAACATAAGCCGTAAGGCTATGGAGGATTATGATGAGCGATTCCGGAACATCTACCAAATACCACAGATATCCAAGGGCGGCGTGGAGAGGATGGTGCAGGCCGGGGTTGACCCGAAGGCGGCCATCGGCAACGCCGTACGTGATATCGTTGGCGAGAGGGTGGATGACCCTATACATGGTCAGGGGCAAGACCTAGGAGGGATTGATGAGAACGATAACAAATATCGTATGATCCCCAAATACTATCTTAATAAATTGGAGAACGCCGATGACGTGTCCCATGACTTCGCCTACTCCTATTCCATGTTATCCTTACAAGCGACCTCTTACAAGTATAAGAGGGCGGCCTTGGATGATGTCATGGGATACAGGAACATGATGCTGGAGACGCAATACGACGGCGGTAAGAACCCAGAGGCCACTCACGCCTATAGAATGTTTCAGGACTGGGTTAACGCCAGTATCTATGATGTTAGGATAAATAATAAGCGGGCAGAATGGAATATAGGTAATTATAAGGTCGATCTTAATAAGCTGGCTCTTATGTTTACCAAATTCGTATCCAAATCCAACTTAGGCTTCTCCCCATTCGTCGCGGCTACCGGCGCCCTTACCGGGCAGGCCAACTTCCTTTTGGAGGGTATGGTAGGGCAGTATATAAGCAAGGACTCCATGAAATACGCCTATGGGGAAGCCCAGAAGCAGTTAAGTACGTACGTGTCGGAGATCGGGGATATAAACCGCACCAACAAGCTATATGTCGTTGGAGAGGCTCTAGGCGTGTTCAATGTCCGTAACCGTGTACGATCGGCAGCGTATAACAAAATCTGGAGAACCTTATTCCGGGACCTGCCGTTTAAGATGATGGAGGTTCTTAACTCCCCGTTGGATCCGCAGGTCATTATCTCGGTCATGGATGATACCCGCCTATACGAGGGTCAGTTCTGGTCATACTCCAATTTCAAGGAGATGATGATGAAAGACAGAAATATGTCCGCTAACGAGGCTAAACGTGATTGGGAGCGTTTAAGGGATTATTCTATGTGGAACATGGTAGATGTCAAGGATGGAAAGATCGTTGCTAAGAACGAGGCTAACAAGGATATTATAGACCGATATATACCCACCTTGTCAAGTAGGGTCAGGAGCATGGTGCAGATCTGTGACGGCGCCTTGAACGAGCAGAACCGGGTGGGGGCTAGCCGGAACGCTATCCTTAATATGGTGCTGCCTCACCGTGGATGGTTTATATTGGCCGTACAGCGGGCGTATAAGAAAGCTGGTTTCAATTTCCAGACCAACCAGTTTGAGGAAGGATATATGAGAACGTTATGGAGACTGGCCGGTAATGTCTATGGATCGATGTCCGAGGGCAGGATGGGGGAGGCATATGACGTGCTTAAGGAAGAGTATGATAAGCTTACCCCTTACGAGCAGATCAATATCAAGAGATCGATTATCAATATGGCGGTATTCGCCACGATGATGGCCATAGGAAGGGCGTTGATGGGATATAGGGAGGATAATGAGGATAGCTGGTTCGGGCAGTTCATTACCTATATCGGGTTCAGGACGATCAATGAGATCGCTTCCCAGACATCCCCGTTCATGGAGCTTAATGCCATAGACATGCTACAGGATCCGCTGGTCACCGCCCGGAAGTTAGGCGACCTCACCGATCCTCGAAACTGGGATCCGTTCGCTACCGTCCAGACCGGCGTGTATAAGGGCGAGAGCAAGCTATGGAGGCAGCTCATGAAGTTCTCGTTTGGTAAGCAATGGTATAATATCAAGACGGCTAGGGATATTAAGCAGACATCCGACTACTGGTTGATGACCAACGGCATGACGATGGGATTCTTCTTAGGAGGCAGGGATAAGGACGAGTCCGGTGAGGACGCTAATTGGTACTTTGACAGGGGAAGATAACCGATATAGTATGACAAAAAAAATAGCCAGTCAATTGTTTAAGACAATTTGATTGGCTATTTTTGTATTCCCATCTATCCATCCCGGACGGATGGGAATAAATAATTATCAACTATGAATGCAAATGTAAGCATTTATCAAGATTCTGTGAAGGATAGTAGCGGAATTTTGACGTCCGAATCCAACGAAATAGGGTCTTTGAAAATTATCATGCCTGATAAATTGAATCAGTTGGCAGCTCGATCGTCCTATATATGCCATATAGACGATTTCGTTAAAGGGAATAAAGATTATTATGGATTTGATATACAATCTGATAGAGAAATGGAATATGATTATGAATTAATCATAAACAAAATAAAACATGTCAATAACAATACTGGTAAATATGAACATATATCAATATTTAATGATTTCCCTGTATTAGGTTTTATGCTATGTCAGATAGCTAATTTAAATGACCTTAGGATTCTTGGTGGATATAGATATAGCATAAGATTGAAAAATATATCAGAAAGGGATATTGTTATAGACTATATAAATAGTATTTTTATAACATATGATAATATATGTATCTATAAAGTTGATAATATTGATGTTAGACGTGATATCCCTCGTGAATTTATCGATGATTTAAACGCTCTTTACAAAACTATTATTGATGACATTTTTGGATATAGATTTTCTATAAGAGTGGTGACTGGATATGATAATTGTATAATAGACAATATTGAGGTGTTTGTCCCAGTCAAGTCAAATATGGATATATCAAATAGTGTATCAAATATGTTTAGGAAATTTCTAAATGCTAAAAGAATTGAATTTTTTAATTTAATATCTGTTTTTGAATATTTTAACAATATTAATAATTTGAGCATAGGACATGTGATAACTAAGATATATAAAGATTTTGTCTATTTATATGATATGTCATTTGATATATTAGATAACAAGGTAGTATATACATATTTAGGGTCAGGTAATATTGATGGTTATATTAAGATAGGTAAAACCAATAATATTGACAAAAGGGAAAATACGATAAGAACCGGAAATATAGATTTTAAGATAATAGCCTTCGTTGGCAGAGACATAGAAAATGAATTGCATAGCAAATTTGAGATAAAAAGGATGGAAAGAGAATGGTTCCATTTGTCTGATAATGATATAGACAATATAATCAACGAGTATGGTTTTATCCGGGTAAGGAATAGTGTTAAAGATAAAAAGATATAGTTATACTATTGATGCTTAATGTAATCCAAAAATGGATTTACATAATAATAGAAGGATAGGAGATTATCATCCTATCCTTCTTATTTTCGTTATCGGTTATTATATTTATACACAAAATCATCCACATCCATATACTCACACCCGAAGTTTCCCGCCGTCTTCTTATCGGAGTCGGAGAACTGCCCTTCTTTTCCGGAAGCGTCCCCGATCATCAAGATAGTATCGTATACGATCTTTTCTTCCTCATCTTCAGCTCTTCTATTTTCATAACAATTATAATAAGTTCTTTTGTCTTAATAATACCAACATCTTATTCCAATCAACATATCCTTTATCCGTAAGTGGAGTGCCGATATTCCTATCATCTATATAATAATCACAATACACTTTTGGTGATGATGATACTGGCTCAGGATTGTAGTTTACCGAATATAGATCAATATGATTGTATCTAAACCAGTCTACGGCATCCTGTAGATATTTACCATCTCTTACCGTATATAATATCAGAAGATTCTTATCAGCCAATTCTCTCAATACTTTAGCGGCTCCGATATTGTCTCCTACATAAGGGAATGAGTCTACTACGCATGTCCCATCGAAATCTATCCCTATTATTTTCTTCATATTATATATCTTGTAATAAATACTCTTCTATTTTCTTAGCCATATCAATAAGCATCTCACATCTGAGGTCGTTAAACTCCCTACAAAATCTCATCTCCTCCTCATGCTTTTCCTCCGGCGATCTGTTATCACTTACGCTATAGCATGATGATGAGTATACTGGGATGGGTCTCATGGCCTCTATTGCTAATTTGATAGCCTTTTCTTTGATATCGCTCATACTATTTTCTTTTTGTTCCCAGATCATGCCGCTATGAAGGCAATTAGGATCATCAGCATGATCTATTAAACAAATCCCTTTGTCGTAAAAACAACATCTCGTACAACTCTCTTCTTCTATCTCAGGGATAGCTATGTATTCTTTTCCTTTATATATTTTAACTTCTCCTTTTCTTATCTTATTCATCTTATTAGATTTTTATATCCTACATGTTTCAACTGCTCTTCGGTAGCTTTCTCCTTCGGGAACTTCCCGTGCCATTTACCGGGCACCACGACATCACGGCCGTCGGGACTGGTAGCCAGCCTCCCGCATTCGCTGCACAGCCCCATGCCCTTGTACGGCTGTAGCTCCTTGGCATACTTGAATTTGTCCACCATATACTCGTTTGTCAACATCCAGTAACTAGACGTGGCGGTATTATCGACACAACCGCATTTAGCGCATACAAACAGGCTCATAGTAAGTTCTTTTTTGCCTCATTAAACAACCGTTCTACCATATTCTCAAATTCCCCATCAGGTATATCTATTACATCTTTAGCCTGTACTTGGATGTTTTCATCTTTTGATAAAGAATAGTAATTATTCTTGACATCGCAATGAGCTACAGTACCATTTATGTAAATAGAATCATCTGGTTCTAAATTATCCGCATAGCCATTCATACAAGATGTATGGACATGACATATATCATCTATTCTTATCATAAAAGAATCGTCATGTTTAACATATTTTCCAATAACCCATTTATATTTCTTTTTTAGATCAATTTGTACTTTTATTCTTTCCGCCATTAATTGGGCTTCTAATTCTTCAATCTTATTCATATTCTATCTGTTTTAATGTTATTGTTATTAAATCTGTTTATCATCTCATCAAAGAATTGACGGTCTATCTCCACAAGCAGGGAGTCCCTTCCCTCCTCGTAAGCCGCTATCCCTGTCGTTCCGCTCCCGGCTACCGGATCCATTACCGCATCTCCCGGATTCGTGTATGTTCGTATCAAGTATCTTAGTAACTCCATCGGCTTCTGGTTGGGATGGATGGCTGATTTTTGCCTGTCTGTCTTAAATGTCATGACCGATAGCGGGTATCTCTCCGTGCTATCGTATGTAGTGAGACCGGCTTTGCCATATAATTCCGTTTCCTTGCATCCCGCTTTACTGGAGGCCTTGGATACTTTCCTGACATGACCATAAGTCTTTTGGGGATTATATGTATGCTTCCCAAGTGGCATAGGTGAGAAGATAAGTATCAACTCATGATTCCTTAATGGAGCTTTCTTGGCGTTAAGAAAACCTGTAGGGGTAGTCTTATGCCAAACAAGGTCGTACCGGTACCATCCCGCTGGGGCGACCCTCATGATCTCGACCGCCGCCGTGAGGGAACAGGTGACGGCTACCACCCCGTACGGACACAGCATTTTTTGGATTACCTCCCACATCGCCTTATAATCAAATCCCTCCTTGTCGTATCTTGCTTGGGTTATCTTATAAGGAGGGTCGGCAAAAACAAATCTTACCTTCCCTACCATATCCTTGAATACGGACATCGCCATACCCATATCCCCGTTAAACGCCCTTACTTTCCCGTTCATCATCAACCCTCTCCACTTTAATTGTTCCCATATCACCTGAAGGTAACGTAATATCGCTATACACGTTATTCCAGTTCTCGTCAATAGCCAATTGATGCAGTATAGATCTATATATCTGGTAGGTGTTTCCGATAAGCCTCTTTCTATTTATCTTATCCTTACTGCCTCCATCATACCCTATATGTTCATAGTCTTCGAGATCCGGGAACAGCCTTCTTCTTATAGCCATCGAGTTATTTGCTATAAAGCTTCTTATCCCCAGCGACTCCGTCCTGTCCATATCATCTATCAAAGTTTCCGTGGTATGCTGAAGATCCATGTCTCCGGCTGCGTATCTGCTTATGTCTTCCACGCACCGGGATATAAGCATCAGTTGTTCCCTTGTCAACGTTATTTTATAAAGTTGTTTATTATCCATGATTATCTGATATTAATTTTTCTTTTATATGTTTAGATATATCAATTATCTCATCTTTTATATTGCAGTCATCTTTTAATAATGAACCAAATATACATGATATGGCACCCTTTAGGCCTAGCGCTATCCCTATCTCCAATATTTTTTTATCGGTATTAGAGATTTCTATAGGTTCATATAATATTGATGATATGTTGTTAACGACGTATATTATATCATCTTCATTCATTGATGTAGATTTATCGACAATAGCTATAAAATCTTTTATAACCATAATATAAGCTATTTTTATCTCTTTTATCGTATCATTGCTTAGATGCTTATCCTTTATATGTCTTTCAACATACCGGTTTGCTAAATTTTCTATTTTGTTTGATCTGTTCATTTGCATAATATTTCATTTTTTTATAGCCGTAAATATGTATTCTTTGTTACAATCCCAACATTTTATCAATTTTTTCGATCCACACTTTCCATCTTTGTAGAAAAAACAGCCCATGCATGGCTCCTTATGGTCGTAACTTGATACTACAAGCAGCCTCATACCATTCTCGCATATCACATCGCCTTGTTTCATTTTGCCTACTTTATTAATTTAGCTATCAGTATAGTAAAATTTGATATTATCCATATTACGGATATCCAAAATGTTACACCTAACATGATTCCTATATTTTTAGGTATAGGATCTACTCTCCTGAATGTCAGGATCATGAATATAAATGTCTTGAAGTTCATACGTTTTACTATCCTCATTGTTGTTTATGATAATTATATCTTTCTATATAGTTAACTATCAAGTCCTTAACTCCTTTTGGGACATCTACCAGTTTGAGATTACCTTGGAATATGTCCTTGCCGTACTCATCCATAATCTCCCCGAATGAAGGATTCATGACTCTTGTTGACATAGATATCGGTTGATCAGTGTCAAATTTGATAACGATCTTCTTTCCGCCGTTTATCGCCTTTTTAAAAGCCACATAAAGCTTTCGGCCTTTTATTATATCACAATTTCCTTTCAGGATATTAGACATATGTATGACATGCTCTTTCTTCGCATCTCCGGGGTTGTCCATAAGCTTAAGATCTCCTCCGGTATCTCTCCATTTCCTGAAGCACGGGAAACATAGACCGTGATTTGCCTTGGCGTGTCTAGGTATCATCCTGCTGCTGCCGGCTGGGATCGTATCGCCACAGCAGATACACGTCCTATCCTTGTTGGTGCGCATCGGCACATAGCTCTTTATCGGGTATTCTTTTCTTTTATACATCTTCTTCTGTTTTCAAAATTATCATCACCATACTCATAATTAGGACAAGCTTTGTTGCTTGGACGCCTTACGTATGTTGTTTGTTTCCTATTATGTTTCCTGTTAGGGTTTATATAATGGTCACACACCTGCCAAATAGAACAACATACCTTGCCATATCTTTTCGCCCATTCATTATCATGCAGATGTACGCATGTGCCGCAAGTCGGGTTCTTGAGCTTATCCCTGTTGTTATCTATAATATCTTTAATCTTATCGAGAATAACATACATATTCTCAATATCCATATCATTAAATTCATTTGGTACCGGGAGATACATTATTGAGCTTATATCTATATCTATTCCCTTTGACTTGTCGTAAGCCGATTTGTATTTCCTTACCATCAAATATTTTAACTGATTTACCTTCTTCTCATATGTTCCCATGTCTCATTCGGTTTTCCATCCCTGTTTCCTTAATAAATCCACCATCATCCCTTTTATCTTAGGGCTAATGGCTTCGGTAAGTATATCAGCGGCCAAGTTAATAGAGAAGCTAGTCGTCCTAGATTCTCCTATATACTTCTCGCTGGTAACTTCTTTCACATAGTCGTGAATATCCTTGATCATTTCATTTTGAGATCTTAGGAGATCCAGTATCTTATCGAGCTTATCATTCATCTTTTTTCTCGAATATACCTGACAATAACCAGAAGACCACTATCAAAAAGAAAAATAGCCCAAGAGCCTCATCCGGATAATCATGCATCGCCTCTAAGATACTTCTCATAACTTAACATCCATTTTACCGATTATACGATAGAAAATATCCCTAGTCAGCTCAATATCGTAAGTAGCGTCATGAAGCTTATTCTCGTCGATCTCAATACCCATAGTTCTGGCTACGGTCATCAACTTAAAGTTCTCCATATCGTTTCTTACACCCATCAGGAACGGTGTCACCATAACATATACATCCATGCAGTTAGGATAGAACCATGATCCGAAATACTTATCCCCACATTGGGTAAATAAAGCCCGTAGGAAGTTGTTGTCGAATCCTGCGTTGTTATACCCCACTAAATACATTTTATCCCTCTTGTCGAACTTATTCACGTATTTGGATAATATACCAACTAACTGCCTGTACCCTTCTTCCATAGGCTGATAAGACTGCACCTGCTCCAAGGTAACGCCGGCCACGTCCAGCGCCTCCTGCTCTATCGTGGCGGCAGGGTTCGGGGCTAGGCGGATGTCGAACCTCTCGGCCTCCTGCCCGTCGATATCCACGATCCCTCCTATTTGGTGTATCCCGTTTCTCCAGAACTTAACCCCGGTTGTCTCTAAATCGAAAAATAGTAATTTACTCATGTCTATTTATTTCGTTTTTTAATATTTATATTCCTAATATTTCTGCTACATAAACAAATCCATAACATATATAATTATCAGCGTCATGCCCCCCATAATCAACATGCCAAATAACAGCGCATGGGAAATAGAGTGGCATATCCTCAGCCATAGGATCCTCTTTGAGGTCATCAATGTTTATCTTCTCCCTCCACCTCCACAGGTCTTGGATGTCGTTCAAAATTAATTTCTCCATAACTATGACGGATATTAAATGTTAGCAATTCTATAGCCAAGCTGATCATAGCTCCCGCTTCCGTAAGTTTATTCATTTGGGCGTACACCCTGTGCTCTGCGCTACGATAAGTCTCCTTACTGCTTATGGTATCCAGTAAATCATCTATAGCGTTTCTAAGAAGATCGGTCATCCCATGCCCTCCTATACCCTTGAAATAATAAATATCACGACCTTCATAAAACATATCCTGATATCTTTTAGCTACGTACTCTATTCCGGATAGATGGTATTTCTCGTTGTCTATCTCCACCTCCCCTTTCTCTATAGCCCTCAATAACTTCCAATCTATCGTTACATAAGTTTCACGATTTTTTACCTTTACATAGGTATATCCGCCATAATGAGAACCCAATGTCCTCATCGTAAGTTCATTGACTTTTTGTTTGTTTTCATCCATAATAATCTGGTTTTTAATGTTGATACAAAGATATGATTTAAACAAAAATAAAAGCATGAATAATATTAAAATAATATTAATCATGCTTAAATATAAATATATCCCTTCTAATTCTCACGGATATACGTATTTGTACTCATCTGGAGGGGATGTCTTGTATTCAACATCGCACTCCATAGTTGTAAATTTCATAGAAAATCATAGAAATAATTAAGATATTCTACTCCATTTTAGACGCTTCAACACAACTGGCAACCCGGCTGCTCTGCGTCCGTATAGCCGCATCAACTCCTACGGCTTGTATGTTTATCGCGGCGTTGAGATCCCTGTCGATCTCCATGCCGCAATCTTTGCAGACAAATGTTCGATCCGATAATTTCAGATCTTTATTCTTCCAGCCACATCTTGAACAGGTTTTCGAGGATGGGTAAAAACGATCTATAACAATCAGTTCTTTACCATACCACCTACACTTGTATTCAAGTTGGTTACGGAACATCGAGAAAGAAGCATCATATACAGAACCGGCAAGTTTGTGATTCTGTAGCATACCGGAAGCATTTAGATTCTCAATACAGATAACATCGTAATTATTTACCAGCATCGTGGTCAAATTATGCATGTACCATGAACGCTTGTTGGCTATATCACGATGAAGTCTTGATACTTTTAGCCTGCATTTGTTTCTTCGATTACTTCCTAATTTCTTTCTTGATAAATGCCGTTGCATCCTTTTTAACTTCGCTTGGTTCTCACAAAGAAAATGGGGATTCTCAACAGCAATCCCATCAGATAATGTAGCTAATGTCTTAATCCCTAAATCAACTCCGACTGTTTTGCTAGTTTTCTGTTTGTAACACTGTTCTGTTTCTACAAGAACTGATACGAAATATTGACCAGCACGGTTCTTTGAAACGGTACAGGAGATAAAACGAGCGTTGTCTGGAACTCCACGATCGATAACAATCTTAACCCATCCGATCTTTTCGATCCGGATCTTATTGTTAGTGATTTTAAACTTCGGGAACGGCAATCTAAACGACTGGTTGTCGTGTTTATTTTTGTAATTCGGTTTACCGAGTTTTTCTTTCCTGTTCTTGTTGAAGTATTGTCTGGAGAACTCAATAAAATCACGTTGCTTCTGCTGCAAGGTGGCTGCCGATACTTCATTTAACCAAGGTTTTTCAATAACAAGATCCGACTTTGTCGGGAATTTCGGATTAGGGTTTGTTTCTTTATCGTATGAGTTAAATGAGTCAACACAAGCATTCCATACAACACGTACGCATCCGAATGTTTTTGCAAGAAGTTCTTCTTGTGTTTTGTTCGGATACATACGATATTTATATGAACGCTTTATTAGACTCATCATCAATTCATTTTAATATATTAAATATACAAATAATTCTATGATTTTACAATGGATTACTATCGATTTTGTAATTATTTAATCATACTTGTCTCCTCTTCTGTATACTAACGCTACCCAACAGTCGTATTTTTTTGCTGTATCCTATAAGAGGGACATTAGCCATAGGCGGATTATCCTCTGTTTTGTGTCTTATTCTTGTTACTTGTTTCATATTTTCATGGATATAAATATTCATATTCTTCCGGTGGATGTGTTTCAAATTCAGCATCATACTTCATGCAGGTGTAGTACTTATCCCCTCTCTTGTACATTACTTCCCACGGACAGCTATATTTTTTGTTGTATCCTAAAAGAGGAACCCCTTCTATAGGAGGCTTATCTTTCGTTTTGTACCTTAATTTTGTTATTTGCTTTATGCTCATATAATCTTATGTTTAAGTAATTCCATCATCATCGAAAACAATGTGTCTACAAGACGTTTCTCGCTACTCCAATATATAGGGATCTCGTCTATATCTCTATACGCTACAGACCATGCATGTTTTAGCTTATAACATTCTAATGTACAACCCTCTATCTCATATGGGAGCAAATTCAGTAACGTCCCTACATCCCAAACAGGGTTGGATACGTCTGGGGTAACGGCCTCGATCAGTCCTATACGACCAGCGTCATCCTCCATAGAATGTAATTGATCCAGATACTTGTCTCTGAAACCGATGGCGGTGGAGATAGGGAGGCCGGCCTCAACCAGCACCCTCCCCTGTTTTTTTGTGGTGAATATCCTTTCTTTCATCTAACCTTTGATCTTTTTTTCTACAGTAACAATCGTATCATTATGCCATCCCCCATGAGCCACGAGAAGAATCTCCTGCTGCTCGAAGCCAAGCCCTGCCCCTATACCGCCGGAGTTCCACGCGCAGGTAATGACCACCCCGCCTTTCTTGGTGATCCTAGCTATCTCCTTCTTCTGCTTAGCCCAATAACTAGATTGTGTTGTTTGCATATCAACAGCACCTCCAAGTCTTTTATACGACTCAGATACCTGTCTCGCAGAATATGGTGGATCATATAATACTATATCAGCTATATTATCATCAAGATGACACAAGAAGTCCGTGGCGTCTTTATGATACATAGCTTTAGTCTCAGGGTCAAGATCGTTGGTGATCGTCCCTATATCGCTGTTTCTGGCGAACGGATCCACTATAACCATCCCCTCTTCTCGATATTTGTCTATAAGTTCCCTTATCGGTCTTATGCTGAATGTCTCTTTATTCGGCATCGACCATGTTTTGTTTATAATCATATCGCTGTGATCGTGTTTTAAATTCTACCTACGCTCTATGCCTCTTAGCAAATGGGCTATCACATCCACTGTCCATCCATTGCCCGTTAAAGACATGGCCGTATTCGGGGCTATCCCGTCAAGGTAATCATCCGGCAATGTCTGTAGCCTACACATCTCTATCGGGGTAAGGTACCTGAATTTGTCTTTCATGTCAAAGGCGTTAGGATATCTTCCGGGAGGTAACGATGAGATTACGTTATCTTTCATAACCGTTGTCAGGCAATTACTTTTCTTGATGGGAGTGGTATTCTTATCTTTTCTTATCTCCAGACATTGCGTTATTTTTATGCCCATGTCACAATCCTTTCGATACCCGTCATCTCCTATCCTTCTACCGACAATGGTCCCTATATATCTCCCTCTTATGGCTCCCGGATTCCAACCCTTGTCATGCTCTAGAATATCATCCAATGATATATGCTTGTCTTTCGGCATTTCTACCGGCCAATTACACCAATAAAGGCGATGCCGGGTCTGTGCCGAGACCAAGGCACTATCGATCTCCACCGGCTCCACGCCAAGCTCCTCGGTGATCACCCAGCGGTGCTCGTCCCGCATCCGGACGTTCTCGCCCAAGAACAGGATTTTACCTTTGGTTTCCTTTCTTAAATGCTTTACGATGTCCGAGAAGCAAAAGAAAAGCCTTCCACGAGCGTCCATGAATCCCTTACCCTTACCTGAGCTAGAGAAGCTCTGGCAACAGAACCCTCCCATGACCAGATCTATGTCTTTCCAAGGGATATCCCATGTTCTCCAGTTATTAACATCCCCTAATTGAATAATATTAGGAAAATGTTTTTGACTTACCTTTATACATGTCTTGTCTATCTCCGAGGCGTAGTAAGTCTCGATAGGTATGCCGGCTCTTTGTAATGCTAGATACCCACATGATATCCCGTCAAATAATGATAATACCTTCATATTGTCTATTGTTTATCTATACAATTCTATAGTAATTATATTATCAAAATGATCTTTGGCTATATCTTCCCCTTCTTTTATAGACATATCAAATAAAGAAGCAGGGTATGATGTTATATAATCATTCGTATTTACAACAACCCTTATTTCCTTACTCTTATCCTTGACAAGCATCAATTCGTCTATCAAATCTTGTACTGTCATATTTTTCTCCGCTTTCATAAATTCCATTTGGTATATAATTACCTTCATATCTACCCTTCATCACCTATATTGCTTCTTTCTTAGCGTCATACATTGCTTTAAATCTGTTTCTTTATGACAATTTGGTTCCCGTATTTAGGTATAATGCATAAACCTTCATTCAATCCATTTATTTCCAGTTCCCCAAAATTATTTAGATTGATAATAAACTCATTACCAACCCAATCAAAAACTCGTATGCCATTTTTAACTTCTATTTCATCGTCACCGCAGCGATGATTAATAATATGCACTTTCATTACCTTCGTCCCTGTTGTTCTATATTTGTAACTCTCAATTTATCATATTCCTCTGAAAGAATCCCATGATCAAACAATTTGTTAGCGTCTATCTTAAGACTTCTATAATTGTCAGTTATATTGATATCACTCCACAAGTTCAATTTTCCCTTATCATCCAATTGCATATGGATAAAACCTTTTGTCACCTTCTTTCCGGCTTTAAGAGCCTCTACGTCTTTATCGGTAATCTTTTTCATGCTTTCGATATTTTATCATTATAGTTAAATTCATCTTTCATTCTGATCTTTATACCTCCATATGATAATTCCTTATGAGCTGTAACAAAATAATCAACCGCATCTTCATCTAATAAACTATGCGGACACCTTTCCCATACAGGGTTTTGATCTAGATGACCCCATGTGGCTACAAGTAACCTATTCTTGTCATTATCAATAGCTATTTTGTATGTCCCTGCAGTAGCCTTACGTTTAATGATCGCTCCATTTAACATCTGTTTCTTAGCCCAGCTCCATGAACCTCTCAACCCAAATGTTTTTATAACCCAGTCATTTATCTTCTTCATTTCAAGTTATTTGTTAAAAGTGTAATATAAATATAAATACATAAATTGGATAGGACTATTCACCATACCCTTATCAGTAGGATCATCGTATTTGTCAAGCCAAAGGCGAAGCGCCTCCCAGTCGATATCCCGCCGGTCGCATACCATGCAGGCTAGGTTAGCCCCGAACAGATCCCCGTCGCCGCCCAGCGACTTGTTAAATCTCTTGGCTAGTCTTTCCTTGAATCCATTATCATACCATATCCCGGAAGTAGCGGCATAACAATAATAAGCGTTGTATTTCATTTTCACGCCCATCCTCTCAAATAAAGACGTATGCCATATCCGATCCAGAAAGAACACTATTCCACGATATATGAAAGTCCGGAGATTCTTCCTGTATTTCTTCCCTAAGAAGCTATCCACGCAAGATATAGTCCCGCCTGAATAGTACCAGTTATTGGCACCTCTCTTGACCTTATCCGTCATCTTGAACTTATTCTTTCTATCCTCTACCCTATCCCAAGGCTTTAATTTATCCTCATTAAATGTCGGGCAATAATGATAGTAATGATTGATCCATGACAGATATGGGTTGTATATCGTGTATCCATTATCGCTGACATATGAGTTCATATCATACCCAAGTTCCTTGGCTAGAATAGATCCCTCATCAGCTAATACCTTCAATATCGGGTTCAAGTTCCATATCTGATCTTGGCTGACGAACATCGAGTAGCATGGATCCTCATCCTCTCCATACCATCCTCCCATCCCGCTCACTATTTTGTCCAGATTAAGTGAATAATCTTTGCCGGATTGGAAATCATCCCTAAGGAAGAATCCATTATACATAGTCATGTCATGTATGCCGGGCTGGTCGTCAAATATGAGCTTAGCGTTTTCGACTAATCTAACCAATGTTTGTAAGACAGAGGATATCTCTATGGGTGCATATTCACACCCATAGACCTTATTATTTATCCAAAGATATTGAAGAAGCTCGGCTATATTAATAGTCCCGTCCTCCACATATCCTGTCTTGTTATCGAAGTTTATTTTGGCTAGAGGTATATTACTTCCTTGTGGTTGGTCACTTTTTTCATTACAACAATGCACGAACCTGTCAAAGAATATATCTTTCCAGCCAAAATATTTATCCCTTATCGTCATAAGCCTATTTCTTGTCGTATAACGACATGATGTTAATAAGATCAGCTTTTCTGGCCATCCCCTCAAGTTTATTAAAGCCATCCATGTTATCTCCGCTGACGATGATAGTAGGATATACCTCTATACCGTACTTGGATATCTCCTCCTCCGTGGCTTTGTTCTCCGGGATCTGGTTCAACGTAACCTCACCCTCATACTCCTGTAACGTGTTGGCGATAATATATCGCATGTAATCGCTGTACTCAGCGTCTTTCTTCGTGAAAAAATCAATTCTTACCATTTTTAAATAGTTCTTAATTTGTTAATAATTAAATCCGCTGTAAATATAGCGTTATCTACCTCATCTACACTCAACCTCCTCCCATCGAAATCGTTGGACAATAAATCTTTTACGATCTGATATCTTCTCAACTCCCAATCTATGTCTATATCAAAATTAAGATGCCTTACACAATCATAATCCAGCTCCTTACCATTCTTATCAAGGTACTTAACTATCGGGAATGAAGTACCATTGTCAATAGTACGTGCGATCACATTAATGTACCTACCAGTCCTTTTGTCAATAGCTTTTAATTCCTCGTCTACTATTATTTCTCTTGATCCTTCCATTCTATTAACCCTTTGTTATGTTTATCGTAATATAATAACGCTATGGCGTTCCAGCATACGGCGGATAGATGCATAAATCCCTCCTTATCATATCTCTCCCCCTTCGTGTAAGCAACCAAGTGCCTCATGAGTGCGCCTAGATAACGATTGAATCCATCAGGTATATCTTGCCATGAGTTATCAGCGTACTTCTTGGCTCCTTTCGTATATACTCTCACGATATCCTCTATCTCAGCCAAAGGAAGGAGATCCCACCGAAGCTTGCCGTCGGCCCGGTCATTCTTGCCGCTGCCGTCCTTTCCTACGAACGGCGTATCTGTCGCTTCCCACTCATTGGTATTACATAAATCCTCGCCGATAGAGCTATAATCCGTAAGCTTATCAACCTTTTCCTCATCAATAAGCCTTAATTTAATAGCCCTGTTTAATGATACAACCATCTCCTCGTCAGCCCAAGCATGTTCATATGATGCTTTAAATAATGGACCTAATTTCATCATTCCTGTACGATCGGCGGTTTCAAGTACCTCAAATACATCACCATCATAAACGACCTTGTCGTATTTGCTAAATTCCTCTTTCATTTTAAATTCCTTCTTGTTTTATTATTATTACTGGATCATCATTAAAAGGAGACAGTATTCCAATATGCAACAATATGCTTCGCTCATCCCCATCATTCTTTTCTGCTTTAAAGCCATTGATAACACATTTGTCACTAGATATAATAAAACCGCTTGTATCAGGATTATTTTCAATTGTAATCCATCCCTTTTTAATCGGTTCATATCTCTTTAGTTTATCAGCATCATCTTTCGTTAACCAATATTCCTCAAAAACAGTATCCGGATATTTGGTCTTTATTTCCTCGTAAGTATTATACCATGTCATATTTTCATGTTTTAGATTAATAAAATTCGCTAAGATCCCTGCATTCTGGTGTCTCACCTGTCATAGAGTAAAGCTCACCAGATGATAGATATACGCAATGCGAGGTCTTCCCGTCTCTCCACTCGCTTTGCTTCGTAATTCCGCAAATAGCGCAGCGTTGGATCCCCGGTCCCGCCTTTACCCACGAGTGCCGTACGTTTTTCTTTCTTGTCCTGTTGGTGTCGTCAAGTTTTCTCATGATCAATCCTCCAAGGCCGTTACAATTTTATCTTTCCCGATAATAGCCTCATTCCCGCTCCTTACATCAAAGCATCTCCCTTCATCTGCCTCCTTGAAATAAAGAACGCCATTGTACTCGAATAAACCGAAGCCGTAATCGTCTAGCTTCATTTTGCTAAGTTTTTTGAACTTATATACGTTTTTCATATTCTCCATATTTTTAATATTTCCTTCATTCATATAAAATATTGATGCAGATATTGATATTATTCCTATAGTTATCATAATTAATCCTCCGTGGAACATACCTTCATGTAAATCATCCCAGCCTTTCACTATTACAGCTATGGATAATATAATCACTGCCATACTAAGCAAGACCCATATCATATCACATTTTCTTTGTCTTTAGGAACTCCATCATATCCTCTTCGCTAAGCTGGAAGCCTGCCGCCGCCTTATGACCGCCGCCACCGGGATTGGCCTTGCGTGCCAGCGCTGAGACATCCACCTCCTCCTTGGTGGTATAGAACGTGCATTTGAAGAATCTCCCGTTCCAGCAAAATGGCATCATCAAATCATGTTTTCTAGGATCGTACATAGACTCGAATGTGGTGGAGTTAAACTCCGTAGTATTCATACATATCGCCTTGTATCCAAATATATCTGCCTCGAATGAGAACATCTTCATCTCTCCTCTGTTTTTCTCAACGATATACTCCAGTATCGCCTCCCCGTTCCTTATCATGTCATATATGAAGTCATGATCGCCATCCATGACCTTTGCCGCCATATCCACGTCAAGACCACAATATCCTCTCATCCCGTACTGGAACGCCATGACATCACTCCACTCGAACCGGTCGTGATCCCATACATCATAAGCACTCAATAATTCTACCACATTAGGAGTTTTGATGTCATCGAAAAGATATTCCCACGTAAGCTCACAGGCCGCCGTCCCTATACGCCTCTTGCCCTTTACTTCGTAATCCCTCATATCGTCTATGGCTGTCTTATGATGGTCTATCCATATGACATCTGTACCTTTATCCTTCCACTCATCGAAAAGGAATCTTGTTCTGTTTCCAAATGACACGTCAACTACAAATACCTTATCATATTTATTCACGTCAGGTATTTCCTTGCCATAATTGTAAGGAAGAAGATCAATGTTCCCTTTGAAATACTTTTTTACTATAGCCGCTGACATTACTCCGTCAAGATCAGCCTCATGATATATACATCCTGTCATAATCTATTGTTTTTAATTAAAAAATCTATGTATTCTTTTATATCCTTATTTCTATCATTATCCCAGTCAAATGTCTCGTTTATGAATTTGAAGTACGATACTGGGATCGAATGCAACATCCATCCACAATATTTCCCGAATGTCATTACCGTAGAGCCAAGGGGATGATCCGGCCTCCCGGGTATAGGGGAGGCGGTAATGCCCTGCGCCAGCCCCCTCCTTCGGTCTTTCTTGGCGGCTTTGATATCCAGATCCGTTTTCGTTACCTTATCCCCCATCGGGATATTAGTGATTAGTTTATCGCCGATAAACATCCCCCATCCATATCCTTTGTAGTTCTCTATGCTAAGACCCCGTATATCGCCGAATCTCGAAGAGTTATCGCAGCAGTCAACCACCATCGCACTATCCTTTCCATCCTTGATTCTCACGGCTCTACCAATGGCTTGATACCATGTAGAGAACGAGAACGTAGGTCTGCCGAATACCACACAGTCCAGTCCGGGATGATCGAATCCGGTTCCGAGGGCGGAATAGTTGAACACTACCCTCGTCCCACCTGACTTGAACCCCTCGACTATAGCCTCCCGCTGTTTCTTTGGCGTGCCTCCGTGAACCACTTCCGCCATGCCAGCGCATATCTTTGCGTTCATCCATTCGGCGGCGGTATTGCAGCTCTCAACAGAATCCATAAACACCAGTATAGATCTGCATACGTCTTTTAATACCATCAACCGACGTAAAATAAGGTTGTTTAAGCCATTTTTTCTCACCGCCTCACTAATAGACTCAGCCGTATATTCGGAGCCGTTAGAATTAAGTTTAAGGGCATCTCCATTGAAATCCCATGTCTCGTACTTAAGAGGTGTCCAGAATCCTTGTCTTATCATCTCCTCCACCTGTATGACATGGATCAGGTTCTTGAAATACACCGGTCTCATTCTGGTTATGAAGTTAAGTTGAGAGTATGATACTTGTCCTATTGACATAGACTTAAGTCTGCATGGAGTAGCCGTAAATCCTATCACCTTTTTCGGTTTCAATTCATTCATAAATGTCATAAACTCGCTACCATCCTCCGGGCTATACCCGGCATGAGCCTCATCTATCAATACGTTCCTGATCCCCATCTCATTAAGCTGACCAATAACTTTCTTGACAGATCCTAATGTGGCGTATATCATGTTAGATAGTTCTTTCTTGCCACAGGAGGCGGAGTAGATGGTAGCCGGTATGCCATATGATGTAAGCTTATCATAATTCTGCTGTAGCAATTCTTTTGATGGTTGTAAGACCAGTGTCTTATCTCCCATCAATCTGGCCGCTTCCGCTATCAACAAGGATTTCCCGCAACCTACTGGGCCTATAACCAATACCGGATCATTCCTATCGGAATTTATATAACTTGAAATGCTTTTAACGCATTCCTCTTGATATGATCTTAATTTATATGCCATCTTGATATGTGTTTATTCATGAGCCAGACTTTTGTTAAACTCCTCGATCTTGTCCCTATCCGTCTCATTAACCATCTCTGCCTCCTTACTGAACACGTCATACCCCTCACGGATATTATCCCCTACCATATTCTCTATCATCTCTCTCATTTCATCGCTCCTTACGGCGAAGGATATCTGGAACGATTTACTTGTGCCTTTCATCAGGTAATCAATCTCCTTCTTACATTCTGTCATTAACCGATCCAGATTATCGAACTTAACGAACTTGGAGTTGCCATTGGCTTTTCTTACCCCATCCTTGAAATCCTCCAATATCCCGTTAAATACATCCGCCATACACATCATGGAATGTAGCCATACCAGCATATTGAATTTATATTCATTATCAGCGTTATTCATCAAACTCACCAAAGACTCGCTTTTTGTCAACATGATCTTCGATTCCCGGTCTACGATATCCTTTATCTCCTGCCGGCATTTCATGGCACCAACGAAATCCATTTTAGAATAACATTCATTTGATTTCTCTACCAATTTCCTAATATCCTTTCTAGACATCAGAAGATCCAATACCTGTTTTTCTCTTTCGTTTTTATCCATAATCGTTTATTTATTGGCACAAATATAATTAAAGCCTAGATATTTACCTAGGCTTTTTAATAAAGTTAATCTTTTTTATTCTTTCTTTTTGACTCATCCCAATCCGATGAATACCTACATGTGTTTTGTTTGTGGATTGAGAAATCGCACCAAAAACACAAGGGCTTGGGGCGGGGTTCAAGGCAGGCCGGCTGGCGTCCCATGAGGTAGCGCTTCTCGTACTTATACCCTTGTTTGGCATCGTCCCAAACGTGAGCTTGATAGCTATCTATTTTATTTGTCTCGAAATCATACATGTCAAGGAGAATATCGTTAAGTTCCTTGACAGATCTCTCTACTTTCTCCTTATCTACCTTCACGTTCTGATTGTCCAGCATGCGGGTAAAGAAATAGCTGCACATATCCGGCAATACCTTGTACTTTCTCAGTATGTAGAAGGCGTATATCGGATGCTGGAGATTATGAAGCAGCTTGTCTTCATCGAATAACTTTCTCCCGGACTTCCAGTCTATCGTATACATGGCTATCCTGTCCTTTGTCTTATACTCTCCACGCCAGTCCACCGATCCTATGATATGTACCTTATCGTACGTCACGCCATCCAAGGTAAGTGGCTTGGGTAGCTTATAGGGCAGGACGAAGCTCTCCTCCACGCCGGCCGGTCTCGACCCCCGGACCACCTTCTCCATTGGCGTAAGATCAGACCATGCCTTCTTATAATTGCCAGCAGCATCCTTCTCAAACAACCCCACAATCCATCTTATTAGCCTAGCCGCATGTTGCATAGACTCGATCTGGGATTTTACGCTATCAAAAGGGATCTGTTCTATATCGGCGTAGTAATTGAAAGCCTTACTCATATCCTCATAAGAAGGTCTGCATCCGTTCTTGAAGAAATACTCCATTGTCTGGTGGATAACCGTACCATATGACGTAGCTTCGTGCTTTTCCGTGGATCTGTGACCCTCCACGTAAGTCTTATACCATTTATATGGGCACTGGATGAACGTGTCTATCTGCGAGTAAGAGGCGGCGAGAACCTTCTCTCCGTTTATAACCTTACATAATAAGTTATTCTCCGGTATTACCATAAAGCTTATCTATTTTTATGTCATGTCCGTATAAGTCCATTAACAGGTTTTGTAGATGGTGAAGATTCTTAATCTGAATAGGATCGCTTAGATCGTCTTCCAGATCCCTAAGCCCAAGATAATACCCATCATTAAAAATCTCTATAGATATTCCATAGCCTCGATATACATCCCGCCCCTTATCACGCTTGAAATAGATAGTATCAAGTATATTATCATCTATCTCAATAGGTATGACATCATCTTCCCCGGAATACCATTTCATTATCCCATCATCAACCTCACATTCAAGGATCAATGACTTACTTTCATTACGCATACCAGTAACGCACCCTACTCTCCATATATTGCCAGCCTTGTCTTTTACAAGATCCCCTATCCTTAGTTCTTTAGCCGAAATCATACTCGTCCTCCTCGTTGTAATCGTCATCGCAATCATCGACAAGAGGGGTCTCTAGCCCCTCTTCCCAATCATCATATCCGAAGTCCATTACTTACTCTCAAGCCAATCGTACAACATATCCACAAAAATCCCTACAGTTAGTTCATCGACAGATTTATCGCCAAAGACATCATCCGATATCCTTATATCCATCTTTTCTTCAATCCCTATCAATACCTCTAATAAATCAAATGGATCCATAGCTAGATCGGATGACAAATTACTGTCTTCTCTTACATCGTCAATTACCTCTATATTATTAATGTAATTGAACTTATGCATTTTCTCGAATATCTCTTCCCTCACTATCTCCAATAACTCATCTCTTTTCATAATCCTTTAAATAATTGTACAACATATTTGTAAGCTCTCCTACCGTCAATTCGTAATAAGGCTTGACATCAAGCACTTCATCAGGTATACATCTACCAGTTCTCTTCTCCATTTCCATTACGACTTCCACGAAATCAAGGGAATCAAAGGCCATATCCGCGCCCAGCTCATCATTATTGGTTATCGATTCAGGATGATTAAGCCCATTAAATTCACCTACCTTTTCGAATATCACCTCTTTTATCATTCTCAATAATTTATCCTTTTCCATAATCTAAATCGACATTTTCAATCTTCTACCTAATTCTTTTTTTATATCCGATATCCTTTCGATATCCATCTTAACATCGCCTGTGATAGCGTATTCCTTATCCATTCTCTTTGGGGGATCCGGAAGCCGGCTTATGGCGAACAACCATGCCAGCTCCTTGTTCTTGTTCTCCCTAAGATACAAGTCAGACGTCATGCCATACATTTTTATGATCGTATCGAATAACGTTGATTCCGATAAACTCATATGCACGCTATACACATTTGATGGTTTCCAGATCAAGTTATCCAATCTCATCGTATATTCACGTTTAAGATCTATGTGAGATATTACGGCCCTTACTATAGGTTCTTCCTTGAAGTTGGTGTTAGCCACAAACCAGATAAGCCTTTTTTCCACCTCCTTGATAGCTCCTGTATCCTTACCCGTATCGTTATATACCCCAACGATACGGTCCCGGATCCCCTCGACCTCCGGTGTCAGACCGGGTGTCTCTATCAGCATCAGCAGCGATCCTCCCCTTGGCGTTATCTTCCACTTCCCATTCTTCTGAAGCTCAATATAACCAGATGCTTTATAACTATCTATTTTCTCCTTTGGAATGGTGTTAGCCATCTCTTCTTTTTGCCGGATCATCAAAAGATATCCAACATCAGACATCGTTAATCCTGATGTCATCATCTGTTCAAAATTTATATACATATGTAAATAAGTTAAAATATTGACCTAATCTTTCTGGCTACCCTCTCGACTATATCGGGATGATCATTTCCGTTATATATATCTATTAGCGTATCTATTATATGTAACCTTATGTTTTTCTTTGATGAATGAAACCAAAAATCTCCATTTTTTCTGTTTACAGGTTTGAACATCTTCAGTTCTGGTATAAGATAACACGCCACACATGATCTTTCAGCAAGTGATAATTCAACCGCTGTCCTTTCTATTGCTATGCATATAAACGCATAATTATCATTCTTTATTAGATTGTAAGCTCTTCTCAACACCCTAAGGGCGTCTGCTTTCGATAATCTCTTTCCCTTTTTCATATTGTTTTACTGTATAAGATTCATTAGCCATACCAACCCTACCAACTGATATAGATTGATTTATAGATTGGTTAAGATGCCCTACAACCGACATCTTAGCCCTAACCGTATTGGCGCATCTTAGAAGGATTCGATAATCCTCTAACGCCCTCTCGTATCTTACGTCCACCCTAGCCCTTTTATCGGCGTCAGTCATGCTCTTGCATGTCCCGTCCTCCCTCAAACTTATAGCTATCTTATCCCGTATGATCCTGATATCATCCTCGGCTATCACCAGCTCGGCGTCAAGAACGCCCTTGTAAGAGCTAAGAAGATCCTCTACCGCCACTACCTCCCGCTTCAAGTTCTCCAATTCCAATACCATTGAGTTATCGTTCATTCTTTTATACTCCTGTACTTTATTGGATACCTCATCACAGATGCTCATGATCTCCTTCTCCCTGTCCCGGTTTATGATATACCTGATACTGTATTCGGCCATTTCCTTTAATGAGGATATGATCTCTCGTATGCCCATCTTGTTTTCGGTGGAGAAATTGGCTTTTAATAACATCTCCATCCCTTTTATGATGACAAGCAAAAAATTTTTTCTCAATCTCATGCTTAATAAGGTGTTTCGTCATGTACTACATTGAAATCATCACTGGGCGGTATATATTGTTGCTCCAACGGGATACTGGGAGGCGGGGGCGGTAGCGTCACCACAGTCGTGTCCGGCTTGCCGCTACCCACTGGGGCGTCCGAGCCTCCCGGTCTTTCTTGGCGCACCACCCCTCCATCAGGATAATATCGCTCATATCCTTTCATGATATCTACATGTATCGCATCAATCTCCTCTAATGACCGTTGACGGACCTTTACGATATGATGGAACAATAATCCATCCACACGGAAGGATCGTCTTGACTCGCTCTTGAAACGTTCCAGATTAGGATACCATCCTTGCGGAAATTGCATGTATGAGGAGTACCCGTATCTTTTCGGTATATTTAACGCTACCATAGCCGTACATAACTGTCCCAATGTATCTGATTGATAAAAATCAGATTGCTTTGGCATATGATCCTTTGGATCCCGCCGTCCTTCGATATCACGATTGAGTTGGGATATTATAAGAAAGAAAATATTAGGAAAAGTTCTTTTAGCGATATTACACATGGTTATCAACGAGTCGATATTTCTTTTGGCGTCTCCTGAACCTTGTACTAGAGCCGTATGATCTATAGACACGAATACCATTTTCTTATCCTTGTTTATTGGCATATACTCATTCCATAGAAAGTTTTGAAGCTCATCTACGGTTGATGGTTTAGGGATGTATGTTATTCTGCTAGAGTTCTCTTCCTTGAGGCATCTCTGCATTTCTTTTACCTCATCTTCTGACATCTCGTTAAGGAGTATATCTTGTATGTCTTTCCCCATTTTTTTTGATAGTGAACGTAACATCAAATCTTCTGGGTTCATCTCAAACTCACATCTTAACCATACATAATCATCTGCCTGTGGATTGATATTGACATTCATCACATTGCTCATGATTTTTTGCGCCAGATAAGATTTGCCAACTCCGGGCCTAGCGCCTATAGCCACCGCATGTTGTGGGTAGAACCCGCCCAGTAACGCCTTGTCAAGATAAGCGTATCCAGTACGAGCCGGGAGAAGCTCTCCCGACTGATACTTTCTTATCCTCTCATAGGCATCCATGATAATCTCCTTGGATGACCTCCATATCCTATCCTCACTCATCCTCTTGCGTTTCTATCGCCAGCCGTATCGGATTTAGATCCTCTGTTAGCTGATCTTGATTTATATTTTAACCCCTTAGCCGTATGGCATAGATCCTTCCCCTTCCGATAAGCCTTACCCTTTAGCTTATCGGTCTTGTAGTTCTTGCGACCCAACTCCCGTCTCTTGGCTTTCTGCTCAGGTCTGGCGTTGATCTTCTTATCCGTCTCAGCCTTCTTCTTTCTGGCTTCCGGATGTGTTCTGTAATATTCAGTCGATCTCCCCATCCTCGTCCTCCTCATCATAATTATAATCCTCTACGATAATATCCTCTCCATCTAAATATGAGGCTTTATCTCCGAGTCTGCTTCTCATGCTCTCGTAAGGATCATCCCCATCTTTTATTTCCCACACACATAAGTGCGGACCTATTATATCAATAAGCATGTTGGCCTTATCCTCGCTTATGCCTTTTTCTATCATCTTATCTCTGCATTTGTAAAAACCACATGTCTTGTTAAACACTGATCCTCCTACATAAAACCCTGTCTGTTTGTGAATGAAAATTACTTTCATGCTCTGTCAATTTTTATTAATAATTATTTTTTGTAATCACCGTAACTCATGTCAGCGTCACACACCACCAAGTCAGTTACCTTATCCACTACATGGAATAGATGCTCCGGACATCCGTGGCATGCGCTACCGCCTATCGCTATCGCCTTATGCCTAGGGCAGTTATTCCCCCTCCCTCCATCATATATCTGTATCCGATTATCACTATATGTCTTGATATGTCTCATGATTTTAAGTAATGATGGCAAAGACATCTTGTAAGGGGATATATGCTCCTCCGGTATCATAAGCTCACCGGATAGTTCTTTGTAAAGATAATGTCTATCATGTCCTGTTTTTATTAAGAATACGTTGATCTCGGTCATTACCATATCCATAGACCTAAGGAGATCCGGCTTGGCTAACCTACCTACAGGTTTACCCGTAGAATCGGATCTCATCCAAGCCCCACACTTCTCGCACCCAACTTGCTTTCCCTCCACCGTATTTATCATAGTGGATGGGGCCTTGCAATACGGGCATACGGATCCGTTTAACATAGCTTTCTGGGCTAAAGATAGCTCTCTCATGCCTTTTCTTGTATTTTGACATTAAATAGATCACAGAATCTATTAAAATTCCTGTTCTCTATTCTCATATCCTCCTCATACCTGTCAACTGATTTGATGAAATCATTATAACAGTCCTCGCACATCCATTGATTGATTACTGCTACATAATAGCCCACGGATGTAGGTCTGTTACACATATCGCAAATACCTAAGCACCCATATCTGGTGAGCTTATCCATCATCTCCTGTCTTGTTATTTCAAGCACCTTGAATTTCTTGTAATTGTCAACTACCTTTGCCATTGTAAATTTGTTTAATAATAAAATAATCCGCTATATCCATTCCCTCATTTATATTGGGTTTTGATTCTAGAAAATTACTTATCTCTATATTCATCCCCCTCATATCCTTGTCTACCTTCTTTCTCCATTCGTTGAAAGCGTCGCCCTTATCCGGGTACAGGACTATCCGCCTCCTACCCAATGTCTCTATCATCTCCCTTTTCAGCATATGGATACCGCCACAGGCCATAAACAACCTACTAGGGTACACGATGTTACAGATAACAGCCGTCTTCTCTGACTCTACTATATACACCGGAGCGTCATTGGGATAGAAGTTGATAAGAAACTCCCCGAACAGGCATTGCCTAAGCAGGTAATCCTGACCGTCCAGTATATGCACCCAACATACATGATCCATGGGAACCTTTACCCTCTTCCCGTCAGGCCCGTAGTCCATTATCTTCCCGGTCCGCACTACCCAATTCTTATCCAGTTGCCAGAACACACAGCACTTACCCCAGTCCCCGAATCTCATCATCCCCACCTTATACAAGCTAAAAGCCCTATTGGTATGATACGATCCGAAGATATTGGATAGATAATCCTGAAGATCGGATGTCTCGAAAGGATTAAGCGTCTCAAACATCTTGCTTACCGGAATGCAGTTGGCTATATCCGGATCCATAGGAGGTCTGTACCTCCTTAATACTTTGTTTGAATCGGTAAAAAGATCATTGTTCCCAAGTTCGCTCCCTGTTGGATATTTAAAGTAACCACATTTATTTTTATGATCACACACCCCAAACTGCTCTCCAACGATCTGACCGGTGGTTACGTCCACGTACGGCGTAAAACACTTATCCTTGCCGCATTGCGGGCACGTCAGCTTCCTCCTTGGTTTGCTATGATCCAGCTCATACCGATGAACGCTCTTATTGAACTCCCTAAATTCCATCACCCTCTCCTCTCATTCATGACTCTATATATATAGTCCCTCAGCGGCTCTTTCCTTACCAACTTATTAACATCAAACTCGCCTTCTATATCTAAGGATCCGATTCTTGATGTAACCGTATAATTAGTTTTCTCGAACTTATACTTTCCTTGAAGATATACTACGGTAGCCATATTCAATATAGGGTTGTCAGTCTGTCTCTTCAACTTATATTGGCTGGTCTTTGCGGTAGGATCACCCGGAGCGAAGTTATATATCTCCTCTATCTCCAATATCTTTCCATAGTTCTCTAATATCATTCTTCTATATAACTCAAGTTGGAAAGCATACTCGTCATAGAAATTGCCTTTCCTGTTTGATTTGAAGTCCAATATAGCGAATATCCTCCTGCATCTCTTTATCTTCTTTTTCTCCGTCTTAGGCTGACCTTTCTTGGCTCCCGTCTTATAGAACTCTCCTGTCTCGACCTCTATCTCCACCATCTCCGGCTCGCCATCCATCTCCACCACTGCGTCCACCGAAGAAGCTACTTTCAATCTCCTTGACCTCAACATCTTTTCGATCAATACAGGTTTTACATGTCTTTCCTTGCAGAATATGGCAAATGATATCAGATCCTCTATCAGTTCATCAATGTTATCCACTAATATCCGCTCCATCCTATACTTGTCTATTCTTAGCTTGGCTTCCTTGACCACCTTCCTGATCCATGTCGGGATCAGCTTTATGTTAACCCCGGTCAGATACAACCCAAATAGATAATGCATGATAGTACCCAGATCAGCCCTGTAGTTAGCGTACTCATTAGGATCCTTACCCTTGAGCCTCATCTCATTCTTCCACTTCTCCAAGGCTCCGGACGTATCACAATACCCATTGGCGATATTGTTAGTGGCTCCATCGTATATGATAGGATACCCATCAACATCCATCTCATAATACACACGTTTGCCGGCGACAGTCATTCTATATAACACAGGTGTCGGGATATCCTTTATCCATTCAGCGGCATAATACTGTTGCTCTGTCTCCAGATCATACTCAACCTCCATCTCCTCATTAGGCTCGTTTTTAGGCTCTTCAACAGGCTTTTCCTCCTCGACCATATCTTTCTTCTGGACCGTTGATAAAACGTCTAATATGCCAAAGAAAGCGGTAAATTTAGGATCTGTATGATATGATCTTAATACTGGTAATGATGATCGCCAATAATATGACGACGCATTCTCGTCCTTTATCTTGCCTAAAATCTTGCCTAAAGCCGAACATCCTATCTCTCCATCATCCGCAATAGCCACATTGTGTCTCTCGGATAAACGAACTTTCATCTCATCAAACAATTCTTGATCGCTTATGACTTCTATGATCGTCCCATAACTATATACTGTGTCACTTATAGCCTTATATCCTAGGTCTAAAAGTAATCTTTGTTTTCTTCTATCCATGATAATAATCTGGTTTTTAATTTACCATCCTCCTCGACTTTAGGTGCGAGATCCCTCATCCGTCTGGCTGCCAACAGCCATACGTTGCCAAACTCGTCCAAGAGCCGGCTGAAATCCATCGTATCTAACAGATAATCGAATTTTGCATGCTCATCAACCGTCAAGTAGATAATGTTATCATTATCCTCGGCAACTGATTTATATTTCCGTTTAGGGTATAAGTGGCATATGTTGCTTACCCCCGGGCATGGTATGTATGCGCCGGTAGCAGATCTCCTTGTCATACTCAATCTAGCCACATGGGCGCCAAAGAAAACGGCTAGGCTCTTCCCCTTTGGCTTGGCCTTCACCCGTATCGCCGCCCTTTCCTTTGGCGGTAGCTCCTTGGCTCTGCACGCGGGACACAACCCCTTACTCCTTATGGTTACCATCCTCCCACATCTCTCACACGGTAACATCCTACCTCTCATGCCTTTTTCTTTTTATAACTTTTGTTGAACTCCATAAGGCTCATAGCCCTATACCTCTTAAGCCTATTAATCTTACCCTCAGTCCAATCTTGATCCTTGAAGTTGATGATCGTATCGAATATCTGAGCTAGTTCCCGGATATTAAAACTCCTGTTTTGTATCTTCTTATAGAACCCCGATCTGCTATATCCTAATTTAGAAGCTAGATAAGTTTTGTTAGACAATGTGAGGATACGATAAATCGTACCCTCCATTTTACTTATCTCCATCAACTTCTCGGCTATGGACGACGTGGTTTCGTAGCTAGCTTTACTGCCTACTATCCTCATTTTTCTCCGGATTCCTGATCTTACCATCAAACTCGTAGAAGTCCATCAGTTTCTTCTCTTCCTTGATACAAGTGACAACGAAATCTGATATGGTTCCTTTCATGCCTTCCTCGAAATTCTTTTTGGCATGATCAAGGTCATTGGCCCGAACGATGTAGTTAAACGCCTTGCGTTTCTCATTGCCCGATTTCTCGTCCATCGTAATATAATCAGCCGTGACCTTATAAAACCGGTCTCCATCCATGGCAAATAATTCCGCTATCCGGAATCGTTTGATATCAACACTAAACTCACCGGAGATAAACGGTTTCATCTCCTCTATGATTCTAGCTTCACACTCGGTATAAGAAAGAGCATCTACTAAATATTCTTCCTTAACCTTCTTCTTCATGCCGTTCTCGGCATCGGTCTCATAAGAAACCGTACATTTAAACCAATTGTGCATCTTAATCTATATTATCATTAAACAACGGATAATCTTTTATCCCTTCACGAATATATCTTTCCGTATCATCATCCACATCATAAGCTTTCTTGAAAAACGTCATAGCCGTATTCGTGTCATGATCCACCAACGGAAGATATTCCTTTACAAAAAGAGTTCTAAGATGATTTATGTGATCAATTTTGCGCCTTACATCAATTACTTTTGACCATATCTCGGCACGGATTTCACACATCTTTTTTGTATTCTCCTTGTATTTATCTACCTGATCTTTATATTCCTTCTCGATCTCATCGTTCTTATCCTTGATAGACTTATAGGCCTCCTCATCTTTCGTGTTAAACATTGGAATATGTTTGATATTGATTATATCCAACTTATTATATATCTTATCATTGGATATAGTGAAATCGTATGTAGTCTTGTATAAATCAAACTTACTTAAGAACGTAGCTATTTTAATAGCATCATTCTGATCAAGAACGGCTATACTCAAACCTTCTAAATAGTAGAAGAAATGTGATGGAGAAATAGGCTTATAGTCATATGTCTTCATGATTGGAGGCTCATCTATGAACCTTACACCTTCCTCCGCACATCTTGTTACGATCAATTTCTCTACCTGTTCGTCAGTAAGATCATATATCTCCTGATCGGTCATCTTATCGATTGTCTTCATCGTCATCCTTCTCCATCATTATAGCCTTTACCGCCTTTTGTTTATAAACCTCACTCATAAGGCAGGTAAAAGCTCTATCATCCATACTAGCCATAACATTGGCTTCTACTTCCAAATTCATCTCAATGTTCATTGCCGAGATTTCATAGTCATCATCATCTTCTTTATAGAAGATGACTTTACCACCATACTCGAAACCATCATCTTCAGTCTTAACCATATCGATGATCTTCTCCAATGCCTTTACAAACTCACTCTTTTTCATATATGTAATTTTATGTGTCTACAAAAGTAGACATTTTGTTTTTGAATTAAATTAAATAAACATTATTAATAGTTAATACTATCCTTTCTCCTGTCATTCTCCAATACAACAGCACCGCGAACAAAAATCCAGTTGTTCCGACTCAGGCTTCCCTTGAAATTCCACCGCCGCCCTGTACCATGACGGAGACAACACCCTTATCCTTTCGGGAACAGCCGGCGTCATGAGCACCGATCGTAGCCTTCCTTTGGCATCCTCCCTACCTCTCATCTGGATTATCTTTTAATAATTCAGCTATCTTCTCATCCTTCAACATATTTTGCTTTCTCATATTATCCACGATGAAGGTAGCAAATGCCATATCATACCTCTTCCTTAACTCATCAACAAAAGATTTAGCTCTTGATTCTATCATTGTCCCAACACCTCCGTCTACAACTTTCTTCATCCTACCTCTTATAAACTCATCCACCGTCAACTCATCATCCATATGATCTAGCCTGAATCTATATTTCTTCTCGCTGGCGTTCTCGATGAGATCACTTATTGATTCCCTCGCTATATCCTCAATTTTCTCTGATATCGGATTGGATATTTCCCTCATCAACTCATTCTTGAACTTTTCTTTAAGCTCACGTACTACGGCTAACCTGACCGAGCTGGTAAACTCCTCTTTCAACGTCGCTTCGTTGTACACAGCTTCCTCAAATACATCTTCTAAATTTAACTCTACTTGAATTTTCATATCATTATATTTTAGGTAATTATATACTTTCACATATTGCCTATCCATCAGCCACCCGTAAGGACTGCCACCAAACTCCCTGTCCATCCGCTCCGCCGCCCCGATGATCGCCTTTCGATTCCCGAACGAGAGCCACGAAGTAATGAACCCACTGACCTCCGCGTCCCTCCCGGAATACCGCCTTGGGAACTGGACGGGGTCGCTGGCAATAAAGTCGGCGGTTTCGTATTTGTCCACCATGCATTTCGGCATGTCTACAAATTTGTCATTCATTGTTTATCCCTTTATTTGTTCGCATGCCAATCTTTCAAGTTCCGGTGTAACGTTGGTATCCATTATGCCTTTCAAGCAAGGGCATTGTCACCAGACTATATCATAAATCTTTGACAATTCAATCAAAGCCTCATTGTTTGATTCAACTGTCATAATCCAATTGTCCGGCGATATCTCTATCTCCCTGCATGGTATTTCTTTCTTGCCTTTTGGCATATATCCGTTCTGATAGTCTTTTACATTACATCTATCAAAACATCTTCCAGTGAGTATTCCGTTTTCGTCCGTCTCAAACAACCATCCTATCCATCCTATCTTATGGATGTTCTCCGTCCACGTTCGAGTGGCGAATAAAAACTTTTTTACAGGAACTTTTGAAAATGCATCAACATCATGGATACTCCCGTCCGGCTCTTTGAATATCGATGATTTTCTTTTATTCTGGCAACTCCCGTCTAAGCCTATTTTCCCCCATTCGCCATCATCAAATCTCAAAGGAGAGATTATATCAAAACTGCAAAGTTTCTTGACGAGATTGATTTCAAATGGTGCCGAGAATCCGCTGTTCCCATGAGAAGAGAACAGCGCGACAGCTTCTATTACCTGTTCGCGCATCCATTTGTTAGGACCGTCCTCTTCTTTGCCATATCCGGCTAATTCCAATTCTCTTATCGCATGTTTACATAAATTACTGTTTGCGATAATATACCGAAGAGCCTTCTTGTTGATAAGGCTCTTCTTGCTCATTTTCTTTACAATTCTTCTACTCTTTTTCATGTTTAATGTTATTTAATGTTTTAATCACCAATCTCCTCTATCATTCGTATTGTGCCATGACCATCTGTTTCGCTAAATCTTTGTACACCACTATTTTTCGCGGGTTTGCTCGCATTCGTATTTCCCCGATACCGCCGACCGGAGACAAGGCGCCTGTATTAACACCTCTTCCCATGTTTATTCCTCCTTGTTATATAATTGCTTGTTTTTATATTCCAACATCCGCCCCATCTTCCCTAACCCAATTATCTGTATCGCAATGCCAACAATATCCTGTTTTAGAATCCTCTTTATAAGAATGAGATCCGCAAGTAGCGCACCAATAATTATCATCCGTATCGTATGCGTAGCTTTTATCCTCATGTATCTTAGCTACTCTGGCTATTCTATCTTCTAGCAGTTCTTTTAGATAAGGGCATTTATAAGGTCTATTCTCTTCATGTAGTATATAAAGATCTATGTCCATCATATTCCCCATCCTGTCCGTACACATACACTCGGCGGCATGGCGCACGTTCCCTTCCGGCATCCCGGGACTATCTCCAGGATCACCGCCTCCATCTTCTCTTGGTATTCGGTATCTACCTTAGCCACCAAGTCTTCTAGTTTATCTATTAAGCTCATAATTTTTATTGTATATAATTACTTAGCATTTTTTCTTGCATTGATAGTAGTTATCTACCTTCTACTTTGCATAATCCCTGTTCAAATGGCAGCCAAAAGAGGTAGAAATATTATGCTTTGGTTTGTATTAGCAATATTCACCAGTCCTTTCTTAGCAATTTTGATGATTGCTTGTATAGGAGAGACAGATGAAAAACGTAAGGAGAGAATCATTCAAGAGGAAGAGTGGAGAAACATGTATTGCGGAAAAAGCAATCAAGATGAATACAAAAATTCTAATAGAGTTGAAAGTCGACAAGAATGTAAAACGGAACAGCGAGAATGTAAAGGACAGCAAATACCATCTAAAACACATATTCCCACTTCTGAAAATAAAACAATGACTATCAATGATTTGTATAGAAAATAATATGATGCTTTATCAAAGAGGTATTAGATTTATACTCCCTTTACAATATATATAAGAATTTAAATTTTCAATTTAAACAGTATTTATATACACATTTTTTCAATAAAACGAGTTGAGGTTTTACGATTTCTTTATATATTTGCGGACATAAACGTAACTATATGGCAGAAACAGATAAACCGGATATAAGCTCAAAAGGAAGTTCAGACCCAAAAGAGAATACACGAAGTCGAATTGCTATGATATATGTTTGTGCATTTTTTTATAGTAATAGCTATAGTATTTGTAATTGAATTCTTAAAATGTTTCAAGGTTGATGAATACAAAGACATGCTTGTCACCGTGTCAGGAGTATTATCAGGTCCTCTTGGTTTTATAGTTGGATATTACTTTAAAGCATCAAAAGAATGAGTACATATTTTGTTACATATACATTAAAAGACTCTACTGACTATACAAAGTTGAGCAAAAGATTGAAAAAATATCCTAATTGGGCAAAATTGTTTGCTCGCGCTTGGATAATCAATACATCTCATTCTTCAAAAAAGGTTAGAGATGAATTAGTGGAAGCTATTGAAGGAAAAGGGCAAGTCGTTGTTATTAATATAACAGATTCTGCTTGGGCAACATATGATATTGATAAAAATTTACTTGAATGGATGAAAGGAAATATATGATCTATCTAAAAATGATATATAATAAAATATTACTTCTACCGTTATAAAAATCGCTGTTAGAGTGCCAAACTAACAGAGACTTTGATTAGACCTCAAAATCGTGCTGCTACACGATTTGAGTAAAAAGCATCACATTACTACTTACCATGTTCGTTTTGGTTGTAAAGTGGTGTTTGTCCCTTGTGGTTGTTCATATAGGTTTGTATCCTATTTGTCTCCCATTGAGAAGCACCGTCTAAAGTAGAAACATTTCCGACTATTTTCATTTTGTCGAAATTTTTATTTTGACGGTGTTCTGCTTCTCTTCTTCCGGGATTATTGGTAATACCAACGTACACTACTTTATTCCCTTTAGTAAGTTCGTACTTATATGTATTTCTCTTACTCATGAAAAAACAAAAAATTTAACATGTTAATTCCCCTTTTATACGGAGGATGAAGCTCCGCTATCTTAATCCCAGAAAGATAAGTGTAAACTGCCGCATAACCGTATTAGATTTATCAGCAAGCGGGTGCCTATGACACTAGCCAATATAATGCGAATCGTATGCCAAAGTTTATAATTCATGATTTGTAAGTTGCTGCGTCAGAGAAACTGACAAGAATACATTCTTATAAGGAAATATTCTGCCAATATGACTTAACAAGTCTTTACACCTCTTTACAAGGGTTATACTGTAAGATTGTATATAGTTACCATTTTTTATTTGTCCACAATCCTTTAAAAAAATCAACGGTGGCTTTCAGTTGACCTTTTATGCTTTTGGAAGTCGTTCCGTAACTAACACCTTCACCCGACAGTTTTTCCAAAAAAGGCAATACTTCTTCCTGCGAGGACAGATTGTATTTGGCTTTTTCAGATACAATTCCAACTTTAACTGTTATGGCGG